CAACGACTTCGCCCTATCCTGGGGCGGCCGGAACTCCGACGGCACGATCACCGAGCGTGCCTACCTACACTCCACGGGCGAGGTGTTCGCGGTTGGATCCCACACGGAGTTCGCTGCAATCGGCCGTGTTGGATCCCACGGCACAGCGGTACGTGCCGCTCGTGTTACCCGGGAGTTCGCCCAGGCTCCTCGTCTGTATGTGGACTACACGGGACCCTCCTCCATCAACGCGATCATTTTCCGCGTCGACAGCGACCAGACCTTCCCGCGTACCAGCGCGAACACCGAACGGACCCAACGGGACGGCTACACCCTGGCCGGACCCACCACCCCAGGTGCGAAGTTCCCGTCGGCTTTCCTGCTGAACATCACCGCCGCGACCAACAACACCTTCCGCGTGAGTATGCCTGCACGTGATGTGGTGATCGGGGACGAAATCTCCGTCGTCCTCATCCTACGGCCCACCGCGGGCGCAACGCTGCTCGTCGAATTTACGAGCCACCTGTACTCGACAGGTACGCCCGCCCAGTTCTTCCGGGCGGGGGGATTCGACTCTGCGGGTGCAGTCGCGTATGCGACCACCACCACCACGGCCAAAGTCGTTCAGAAGAAGTTCCGATGCGTGTGGTCAGGCACCCACGACACCAACGACATCGCCGTGTACTGGCTGGAGGTCGATAGCAGCGAGCTGACTTTCGGCAGCCCCGAGTCCGTGGCCTCGTTCAAGGTCAGCGGCACCACGGGTTTGGAAGTCACGGACATCGTCGAGGTCGTCAACGCCGCGAACACGATCGTCAACATCAACCAGGGGTTCTGATCCGATGGAAACTGCGCTCACCACATTCGTCACCTGGCAAGCTGTGCTGTTTTGCCTTGGGGTCTTCGTCACCACCTTCATCATCCGAAAGGCCGTGGAGGGTACCTGGGACTTCCTGGCCCCGCACAAGCAGCCTGGACCGCCGCCCCCGAATCGCGCGCGCGAGCTCTGGGAGGGCGTCATCCTCCGGGTCATGCCTCCGATCGTGGGTGTCGTATGCGCGTTCATCACGACGGAGCTCATGCACCCGGGGGTCCACTCCGCCGCAGGAAAAGCGTTCTACGGCCTCGTCTGCGGCTTCGGGTCCAGCTACGTGTACATGGTCGTGAAAGCGGTGCTGAAGAAGGGCTTCAACGTCTCTTCCCCCACGGGGAAAGAGGGTGATTCCCTCCGGCCGGCTGGCCCTCCCGATCCGCCGCATGAGGATGCTGCCGAGGATGCTCCGAAGCCCAACCAACCCACGCCTCCGGAGGAGTGATGCTGAAGAAGTGGTGGGGGTTCCTCGTGTTCGGGGTCTTTTGGCTGGTACACCGGCTGAGGGACTCGCTCCGTGAGTCCCCCGACCCGGGCCCGAAGCTCCCTCCAGCACCCGAGGTGGCCACCCGGGACGCTGAGCTCGCCGAGAGCGCGGAGGAACGAGTGGCGGCCCTACGTGACGCCGAGCTCGCGTACAAGGACGCAGAAGCGGCTCATGTCAAACGGCTGCAGGAGGAAGCGCCCGGCCAGCTCAGTGATGCGGACAAGCTCAACGAGTACCTGAAGGAGACGGGCCGTGAAGCGCGGAAGTAGCGTCCTGTTGCTGGTGCTGGCTCTCCTGCTCCCTCGAGCTGCGTGGGCGGGTGACGAGTACACGAGAGTGTCTGACGTCCCGCCTGGGGAGGACCGTATCGAGTCCGTGGCTAGCGGGGACAAGGCCCCATTCGCCGGCCAACTGTTCGACAGCGCGACTGCCCTGCGGTGGGCCAACTGGCTGTCCCAGTACCGCCTCAAGCTGAAGCAGCTCGAGGTCTTGATGCAAGCGCGCGCGGAGATCGACCAGAAGTTCCATGCGCAACAGGTGCAGATTCTGACGGCTTCCCACGCCAATGAGGTCGCGTGGTACCGGGCACAGCTGCAGCTTCAAACCGCGGAGACGGAGCGGCTGAAGGTCGAGCTCCAGAACCCCCCGTTTTACAAGACTACCTGGTTCGGGTTCGCTGCCGGTGTGGTAGCGGTCAGCCTGTCGATTGGGGTAGGCGCGGTCATCGTCGGGGCAGGGCGCTAAAAAAAGAGGAGGCGGGTGGCCTCCTCTTTTGGGTACGGGACGCTTACTTCTGCGCCACGCGCTGTTGGTGCCTGGGCGTTGTCGGGTGGGGGTGACTGGTGCCCTTGCTGATGCGACCACACGCGACACAGTGGTAGTGGGTGCGTTCCGCGTCGAACTGCAGCATCCCGTGGCAGAGGGGTTGAGGGCCTTCGCCGACCTCCGAACGCCAGGGCTCTCGTGCGAGGAGGGCCTTGATGTACGGAGTTTCGAGGATGCGGACTACGGTAGTTGCGTTGCTCATTGTGCCCTTCTCCTGGGCTACCGCGATTCCCTCCTGATGGTGAGTAGCGTTGCGCGGTCATCCTCTCCAACGATGACCATCCCTACGCTGTAGGCCCATCCTACCGCGTTGTGGGTCTCGAGGCCCCGGGGGACAGGTACCTCATCCCCCGGGGGGTACTCGGCGAGCCCGGCGACTGGGGCCGCCGGGATCAGCCTTTTCCCGAGCTCTCGGCCGGCTCCGAGCCGCCGAGCTCCCGAAGGGGGTCGAGCACCGGGGACATCCGCTCCGGGTTGTCCCGGGTGTCCTCCGCCAGGATGGCGGGGTCGGTTTGGAGGGTCATGGCCGCGGCCGTCGCCGCGAAGTAGGCCGCCGACTCGGTCATCGCGCCGAGCATCGCCATCGACCCAGCGACCGACTGCGTCAGGGTGTGGTTGGCGTCCACCTTCTTCCGAAGGGCCTCGATGCTCGCCGCCATCGCGGTGAGCATGTCCATGACGGGCGTGAGGTCCACGACCTGTGTGGCCCCCGTGGCGGGCGCCTGCGCGGCGGCATCCGCATCGGTGCGGGCTGCTCCGAGATCGGGCTTCGCCTTGGCGGTACGGCCACGCTTTGCGGTCTCCGTCGTCTCGGCCGGGGCTGCCGGCGCAGCTTGCTCGGCCGCGGCGGCGGCGGGGGCGGCCTTCGGGGCAGCTGCGGGAGCTCCACCGCTGAGCTTGTCGTGCTCTCGAAGGATCTCGAGGAGGAACTCGGCGCGCTGCGGCCCTGCCGGGATGCTGAAGTACTGCCGCTTCTTCGTCGACGGGAGGACTTCGGGGTTGACCTCCTCGAGGATACGGCGCTGGTCCGCGAAGGACATGCGCAGGATGCCTTCGACGTCACGGGGGCAAGTGGCGAGCGTGGTTTCGTTCGACATGTTCGGTGCTTCTTTCTTTCGGTGGAGACGGATTTGGGGGAGGTAGCGTTCGTTCTTGTCCAGGCAGTACTGGACGCGGGAGTCCACACACCCGAAGCAGGCCTTCGGGTCCCCGCTCTTTGCGGGGCAGGTGAGCTGGGTGCTCAGTCGGTCCCAGTGGTCCAGCACGAACCCCATGATGGCGTGGCGCCATTCGTCGAGGTCGCTGTACTGGTCCGGATGCATGGTCGCTTCGCCCAGGAGGAGTCGGACCATCTCCTCACGTGGGGTGTCACGGGCTATGCGTATCCCATTCGCCTGACAGAGCTGGTGGAGCTCCGTACGGTTGTACGGGTCGAAGAGGTTGTGGAGGTCATCGGCCATGGGGGTAGGTGCGTGCGATCACCTTCCGCAAGACGTTCTCTATCTCGGGGTCTGCGTGGCGCGCGAAGTGGACGTGGGTCTTGGTCGCCGTGGGGTTGTGCACCTTGGAGCTCACGACGGTGATCGTCGCAGAGTCGTCGATGCCCGTGGCGTTCACTACTACATCTTCGAGGAGTTTGATGCGGTTCGATACGTCGATTTTTTTGATGGTGTTTTTCGCGGTGTAGAGGCTCAGTTCGAACACATAGATGGCGACCCATTCCGTGTTCGGGGTGTAGTGTAGGGAGCTGAGCTCGCGGATGTACGTTTGGGTGATGTACAGGAGGGTGTCCTCTTTGTACTTCCTAGCCTCCGCGCTCAGCTTGCTACGCCCGTATGGCCCGGGGACGTACGCCTTGTTGACCGATGGGGGTAGACCTTCGAGCGAGAACGAGATCACGGGCTCTCCTCTTCGTCCTCCTCGTAGTTCTCCTCGGGCCCGCCGAAGGAAGAGTCGAACGACACGTCCTTCGCTTTCTCTGGCCGCCGCCCGAGCACGGGCACTGCTCCGAAGCCAGCTCGGCCGGCACGGTTGGACTGTGCCTCGTACTCGAGCTTCACCCTCTCGATGTTGCGGGACATGAGCTGCGCTGCACGGCTGATGCCTTTGAGGGACCCCTCCAAGATGTGGAGCTTCTGGGTGAGCCTCTGGTCCCGGATCATGATGCGTTGGTACTCCGAGTCGCTCACGACCAGGTCCGTGAGCTCCGCGGGAGCGAGGGCCTTCCGGGGGGATCCTGCAGGCACTTCCTTGGCCTTGCGTCGAATCTCTGCGGCGAGCGCCTTCAGCGCGTTTCTCGTCTCGAGGAGCTCGGCTGTCAGGGACCCTCGCATGGACTCTCCGAACGACAGCCAGCCCACGAGCTCCGTGTACTTCTGGGAGTACGCGGGGCTCTGCACGTTTTCGAGCTCGCTGGCTTTGACCGTAGGAATCGCCTTGCCCGGGGGGTGCAACTCACGGAATCCAAGCCGGTCCATCTCTGCCCTCACCTCCTCGTAGGTGTCCCATCGCTGGGTGACACGTCCTGCCTCTCCGCGTCCCATCGCGGCAGCGGGCATACCCTGCAAGTTCAGGAAGCCTTTGCTCATGACTTGGGCCCTTTCTTAGCTTGGCGCGGAGGTCGCCTGCGAGTCGCTTCCTCCACGAGGTCAGACATGCTCCTCACTCTGGGCGCCAAGTAGTCCGGCTTACACACGGAACCCCACACGCAGAGCTCGCAGTGAAAGCCTTCCTGTTTTGGAGGGAGCTCTCCACGGCTGACCGTGTCGTGCGCGGCTTGGAACCGCTCCTCCAGCCCGGACCACAGGTACGGGTCGTACGCGTTCAGGAACGACTCGTGTGCGGAGCTAGTGTGCGTGTGGTTGTCCTTGTTCCAGTAGAAGAACCACACGAACGGGATGTTCAGCGCCGCCATGTACACGTGCGCCTGCTCGATGTGCGCGGGCTCCGGCTCCTTCAGCTTGGCGAACTCGTCCTTCGACGCCGTCTTGATCTCGACGATGGCTCTGGTGGTTTCCCGGCCATCGGGCCCGCGAAGGCTGAAGATCCCGTCGCAGCTGGAGTACACACCCCAACGCGCTGCGAGCGCTCGGGTCTTGGGGGAGATCTTGACCTCGCGCTCGAAGTGGATGGTCTGCCCCGACGCCTCCGCGAATCGCGTGAAGTCGTTTTGGAGCCAGTTGTGCACCATATGCCCAGCCGAGAACTTTCGACGCCAGAATGGCGTCACCTTTTTCTTCGGTCGGGGCAAGGAGATGGAGTAGGCGATCCGTCGGGTGCAGTACGAGATTTCCGATGCATGGATGCCGTCCGCTCGCGGGGGCTCCTCCTCTGACTCGAGAAACGCTTCGTACCTGGCGGACAACGTCGCCAACTGCCCCATGGCGTGCTTGATGGCGTCGGGGTCTCGGTTCGGCCCGACAAGGTCGTCAATCGTCACTACCGGTCGAACCATGTACCAGCCTCATGAACACGGGGTAAGGGCATACAGCCACGGAGTCCACCGCGGTGTGCCCGTCGAAAAAGTGCACTACGACTGCGGGGATCTCCCCGTCCTTTGCCTCGCCCACGACCTTCCGTAGTGTGTCGAGCGTCAGGGTGTAGCTCTTCGCTCGGGTGCTCTTGGCTTCCAACCGAGCTAACCCATCCCGCACGACATCGCCCTTGTTCCATTTGCCGGCGCCGGACCCCGGCTGACGTTTGCCCCCGAGGTCCTTCGCGATCCGTTGTTCTTGTCGATTGGACATCGACTTGTTGGCCCGATGTTGCCGCTTCCGCCACTGTGCCAGCTCCCGGGCGGACACCCCATCCGGGTTGTCCGGTAGGTCGAGCACGATGGGGGTGCCATCTGTAAGCCATACGGAAGGCAGCTCCTCCTCGTCGAGCTCCACGTGAAGGACCACCCCACGCTCGGTTTGCGTGGGGGTCAGCTTGAGGCGTGGCATCTACACGAAGTACGCGCAGGAGATGTCGTTCACCTCCAAGATCGCCTGCCGCAGGTCGTAGTCGAACAGGTAGTCCGCCTGCAGCTTGGCGTGGAACTCGGCGCGGGTCAGCTTCAGCTTCCGGTCGGGCCACTCGAGGCTCTTCCCTGCTTCGCGGAGGACCCCGTACCGGATGCCGGCGAGGAGCACGCTCGTCTCGTCGTCGATGGCCAGGTTCGTTGTGAAGTCGAGCTGCACCTCCCCCTGGATGCCTTCGTGCGAGCCCGCCTTGGCCTTCGTCAGCTCCCAGCGCATCATTCGGCGTGCGACCGACTTGCTGCCCCCCTCGTCGCTCTCCTTCTCCTTCTTGCCGGAGGTGACGAGGATGTCGAAGCACTTCCCGTGCTTCAGTGCCCAGGCCCCGGCCACCTTGTAGTCGGGCAGGAACTTCTGCATGAAGCTAGCCGCCTCGGCCTTGGCCTTGTTGGACCTCACCTGCTGGGTGCAGATGAACGTGGTGTCGACGGGGGCATCGCTGTCGATTTGGGTGACGAGCGGGAAGTACCGGGCGAAGAACTTGGTGACGTTCATCGCATGGGCTGCCTGCTTCTCGTGCTCGTCCATCTCCTTCTGCAAGGAGTCCTTCGGAGTCATGGCCGAGATGGAGTCGAGCCCGATGATGTTGGGGTACACCCCGTGCTTCTTGCACCTCGTGACGAGGTCCAGGATCGCCTGGAAGGTGTCCTCCTGGGTCTCCCCGTGAATGAGGTCGAACGCGCCGATCTGCTCCTTGAAGCCGGCGATTTGTTCCTTGGTGAACGGGGGTCGGTGAAGCTTCTTGCGCTGCTCCACCTCCATGTCGATTCGCGTCTGCGGGATCGCGACCCGGAGCCCGTTGCGGTTCAGCCGGAAGTGATCGACCGGGTGCTCGATGGCGGACAGTACGTTCCAGCAGTTCCGCTTGTAGTACTTCTGCTGCTGCGCCATGTACCGGTACAGCAGCAGGGTCTTGCCCCCGCCGTCCGGGCCGGAGATGCAGTGCACCAGAGCGGACGGGAGCCCACCCCCCGTGTCGATGTCGAGCTGCATGATCCCCGAAGGGCGGCGGAGGTAGTACACGTTGGGTACCTCCGCCGCCGTCGCGATGACCCGCTTCCCGTAGTGGGTGTTCAGGCCGGCGGCGACCTGCTTAGCGACTTCGGCGCGTGACAGCTTCTGCGTCTTCTTCTCACTCATCTTGTCTCTTCCTCTCGAATGGCTCGCTACCGTGCCGGGGGCACAGCACGACGTTCCCGTGTTGCTCCACTTTGGACCCGCACAGGGGGCACCCGTGGCTGGCCGCCTTCTCCAACGCAGCCACGTCTTGACGCTCACTAACCGCGAACTTTTCCATGTAGACCTCCGAGATGGAGTCTACGTCTTGTTCCACTTCACGTACAGGACGTCCCCATCCCGTACCTCGAACTTCACGGCCTTCTTCTTTTCCAGCAGGTAGATGATGTCCGCGGAGATCGCCCGCACCTCCTTGTCGGATTTGCCCGTGTGCTCGAAGAGCCCAAGGTCCATTCCGATGCGCTCGACGGCCTCGTCCAACGGGACGGTCATCTCGGCGCCCATGGGAAACAAGCCACCGATCTGAGGGGCTGCAGGCGGGGGCTCGGGGGGCCGTTGCAGCAGGTGCGTCACGAGAAGCCTCACCTCCCGAAGTGCCTCGGTCAGGCTGCTGAAGGTGTATGCCCCGCCTGTGCTACGCGCGGCGGTCCGGGGTGTCTTCGTCTTCGTCATTTTGCCTCGTACCAGTTTTCTGCGATGGATCCAGCCGTCTTGAGCTCCACAGCCAACGGTGTCCAAAGCGGGAACTCCATCACTGCAGCAATCGCCTTGTCCGCCTCCACTGCGGTTTCCTTCGGGCACTCGAACACCAGCTCGTCGTGGACCTGCAGTAGCATGTCCGCTCCGTAGTGGTACTCCAAGTTCATGTCCTCGAGGGCGAGCATCGCCATGCGTACGACGTCCGCTGCCCCTCCCTGGATCTCCATGTTGCAGGCTTGCCTTTCCGCCTGAAACCGGAGGTAATCCAAATGGCTGTGGATGTTGGGCAGCTTGCGACGACGCCCGATGATGGAGTACGCGTGCCCTGTCTCACGCGCAGTCTCCACCGCTTCCGAGAAAAAGCTGCGCACGGCGGGGTACCTCGACATGTACTGCTCGGTGACCTCAACCGCGTGCTCCACCGTGGACCCAAGGTTGGCTGCCAGCAGCTTCTCTTTCATGCCGTAGTTCAACGTGTGCTTCCCCTCTTTCGAGGGGCACTGACTATACCTTTGTGCCTCTACAGCGGACGCACCGTTCTTGGCGGGGGCCCGTAGGTCTGTAGCGTTTCGTGCATGTGGAGCATCTCCGTAGCTTGAGCCGGACCTGTGCAGGCAGGTTGCCCGCACAGTTGTGCTCAATCTGGTGACAACGTTTGCACAGTGGCTCGAGGTTACCAACCTCGGAGTTGCTGCGGTTGCCGTCTCGATGGTGTACGAGTGTCGCGGGACTAGAGCACCGCTTGCAAACGTCGCCATGAGCCTCGAAGCACACTCTGCGGTAGTAGGCCGGGGATGTCCCGCCCTTCCATGCGTTGTTCTTCGAACCAGCTTGTTGGTACCCGGTCTTCACGTACGTACGAGCCCACCTCGCTTTGCACGATTCGAGGGCGTGTGGTCTTCTGCAAGGAGCGCACCGCTTGCTGTTCGGTCCCGTTGGTATGAACCGCTTCTCGCATCTGGCGCACTTCTTTGCTTTCCGTTGAATGATTCCCATTCCCACACGGTTACCTGACACACTCCCCGTGTCAACACAGCCTTCGGGTGTGACTAACCTGCCCAGTGTAGGGTGCTGTGTTGAGGGGCCTAGATCGCCCCAAGTCGATACACTCCTCACGCGATCGAGGAGCACGGTATTGCCTTAGGCTGCGAGCCCGTAGGGTTCACCGTTTTGAGGGAGTTTTAGTTCGGCTTGAACACTTGGTCCACCGAACCCGACGACCTTGATGTCGCCACGAAGCTTTAGGAGCTTCTTCTCGACATCCGTCAGAGGTTGCTTGCTGTCTTTTTTCGCCTTTGCCGCAGCGATGTCGTCGTAGTTCAGGTCGAACACCATAGCGGCGTTGCCCATGTGGATGTCCCACCCTCGGGAGAACACCTGGATCATCCCAGGCTCCATGGACGCACACGCGAGTAGGCGCATCTCCAGCGCATTGTAGTCCCGGCAGATGAGGTCCTTCCCCTTTCCGGCGACGAACATCTTCCGCAACGCGTACTCGTCGTTGTCCGCGTTCGGGATGACTTGCAGCGCTGGCTCCTTCGAGCTCAACCGGCCCGTGTTGTGCGTGACGATGCCCCCGGTCACATGGGAGTGGTCCTCCTCCACAGTGAGGCCGTAGGTGACCTCAGGCGGGCCCTCCTCGACGTGCACGACATGCACCTCGAAGAATTCCACTTTTGATCCCGTGATATACGACTCGTCCGGCCACCGCCTGCCCGATTGGATGTCTCGTATGGTCCCTTTGCTGACCATGTACTTACGAGCGAGGTCCTCGATCTTCCCGTGGACCCGTTCTTTCGTCCAGGTCTTTCCCTTCAGGATGTTGTCTACTGTTTGGTAGGTCACGTCGTACTTTTTCGCGAGCCAGGGCCTACTCCTCGTTGTGTGGCTCCGGATCTCTTCGGCGATCTCAAAGTTGAGCCTCGCGTTCTTCGGAGGCGGCTGAGCGGGCCTTCCCGCCTCTCGAATCTCGGCTACCTGCTCCTCAGAGAGCTTGGTCCTGCCCGCCCTTCGCTGACTCAACGAGCCGTGGCGTAGGGCGTCCCCCCTGTTTTCCTGGGTGGTACCGATCTTCAGGTTCCGGATGGTGTTGTCCCACGCAACACCGTTAAGGTGACGGACCTCCCCCTTTCGTTTCGATCCAAAAGCACGAATGACGAGCCGGTGGACAGAGAAGTCTTTCCGATCCTTGCCCCTGGCTTGTGCGCCATTGCGTGAGAGGCACACTTTCAGGTGGCCCCACTTCCCCTTGGGAGAGAGTGTGCGGATTTTCCCTGTGGATGCGTTACGTACACGGCCCCAAGAAGAGACCTGGAAAGGCGACCATCCCGCGATAGTGCGCCACTCCTCTGCGTCGGAGTGGGCTTCCAGTGGGGTGCCCGAGACCAGTTGGTCCGCCCGGATCCACGAGTCTTTGGTCCGGTATTCGTGGTTACCTGTAGTGCGCAGGCGGAGACCGTTGCTCGTGGTCACCGTATAGATTGGCTTCGGTGCATGGGTCGAAGTTTCGGTGACTTTGCGACGCTGACCCGTGTGAGTGATCACGGTATCTCCCACGAGGACAGTCTCCACGGGGATGTACCCACGGGACGTGAGTACGAGCTCCCCCGCGGGCATGCATCTGGCGGTGTCCTGCTTGTAGGAGGTGTGCACCCTTTGGTTGGGGTCTGCGAACTTCAGGAGTCCATCGATGAACGTGGACTTCACTTTGCGAATCGAGTCGTACTCGTACTTCAAGCTCGCGAGCTCGGATGTGTTCCGGTACGCCTTGAAGAACTCCTCATCGAGTGACGGTGTTCGTTTCCCGCTTTTCCCGCCCTTGGTGTAAGAGAGCGGTCGCAGGCCTTCTTCCACGACGAGGGCTTGGATGAGGTCAGGCCGCGACCCGAGGTTGAAGGAGGCGCCCTTGAGTTGTGCGACTCTCTTCTCGATCTCCGCCATTCGTTGGGAGATGGGCTCTTTCGTGCGCTCTGCCCGCTCGAAGTCGAGCTTGATGCCCTTGCGCTCCATCTTCCAGAGGACACGAGTGAACGGCATCTCTGTACGCCAGAACACTTCACCGAGGGTAGGGTACAGGTCGGGGTACAGGGAGTAGGTCCTCTCCCGGTGTAGCTGACGATCGAGCTCCATGCCGATTTCGAAGGTGGCGTATGCGTCGTTCGCCGCGTACTCCACGAGACGACCTCGGTCGGCGTGGAACATCTCCATCATGGCGTCCTGGTACGTGAACCCAGGTCTTGGCCGGAAGGTGTCCTTGAAGTCGGACCACCGCCACCCCTTCACCTCCTCCGCGATGGATTTCAACGCGTGAGGGCGATCGTCGTGAAGTAGTGCATGCATGACCTGAACGTCGACCACGTGCCCTTGGATGGGGCACCCGTAGTTCGCGGCCATGTGGAGGTCGAACTTGGCGTTTGCGAAGTACCAGTACTTCCGAGGGTCGTCGAACGCCTCTTGAAACAGCGGCATCACGGAGGCGTGAAGTGTTACCCGTCGCCCCGGCCAAGCCAGGGACCAAAACAGTGGCATGTCCTTCCACGTGTTGAGGCCCGTGGTCTCCGTGTCCAGTGCGATTCGGGGCTGTGCGCGAACCTCGTTGATGAGCTGCTCGAGCCTCGGGTAGTCCCGGTCGATATACTCCGCTGTTGGGATCTCGATGTTCCAAGTGGCTCCGGCCATTCCTCACTCCTTGCAAAGGAAAAGGACGGGCACCCGATAGGTTGCCCGTCCTTCCTAGGTCACCAGGTTACTTGTTGCCGAGCACGGGCACGCCCTTGTTGCCCCAGGGCCGGGCCGACTTGGATGCGTCCGGCTTCATGCCGCCGAGGGAGAAGAGCTCCTCCTGTCGGTCGTACGGGGTAGGCGCGAAGATGCGTGGCAGGTTGAGCTGGTGGAACACCGGGGGCTCGTTGGCGCTTGCCGACTCGAGGTACTTCGGGTCCAGCGGGGTGTTCGTGAACCCCAGGATGACCAAGCCTCCCCGCTTCCCAGTGGCCGGGTCCTTGAGCTGCTTCATCTTGAGGTTGACGTCGAAGATGTCCGACCGGCGCGGCTTGCTGCAGTGCTTGCACTCGATCTCTTCCTGGAGGAAGCCGACGTGGTCGCATTCCGCGCACTTCACTTCCTTCATGGACATGTCGAAGACCTCGTCCTGCGACATCGTCGTGTTCTCGGGGTCGATGAGCGTGACGCCGCACCCGCCGCACACCCACACGAGAGTGGAGATCGAGCCCTCCCCTCCCTTGCATGCGTCACAGGCAGTGCTGATCTGCTGGTTCGCTTCCTGGAGCAACTGGTGCTCGCGGTAGCCGAACACCATGGCGCCGAGGTAGTAGTCCCGGGTCTCGAGCCCACGGTGCTCGCCCCGCAGGAGCTGGCTGTCCGTCCGTTTCCACGTGTAGTACGGCTCGTTGGTGTTGGGGTTGACCCGTTCCCGCCCGGCCTCGTCGACGTCCGGCACCTTGGCGTAAGGGTGGAGGTGGAGCGCGGTGTACGCGAACTTGTTCTGACGCCCCATGGACTCACGGTCCGCCCAGTGCTGGTCGCACCCGAGGCAGGGGTCGCGGCGGTTCTTCAGGTGCGCGAACGGCCCAGCGCTGCAGATGGCGCTACGGAATTGCCCGCCTCGACGCGTGCCGTGCTCCGTGTAGGGGTAGAACGAGAGGGTCTCGGTGACGACCTCTTCCCCCTTCGCCACCTGCACGGGGTACGCGGCCCGGAACAGCCGGATGACGTCCGCGGGGGCAGCCGAGCTGTCCGTGAGGCGGATGATGGACTTCCAGGGAGGAGCTCCGCCCTTCCCCTCACCCCGCGGTGGGCGTTGGATGGCGCGCTGCTGCTCACGGTACGAAGGGATGGCTGCGAGGGTCTGCTTGCTTTTTCCGTATGACATTGGTGTTCCTATCTACTGAATTTCCACGTGAGAAATGACTGTGCGTTCTGTACTGCGGTAACGACCTGAGACTCGTCCAAGTCACTGGGCTGCTCGCCATCGTAGTCCTGTGCGACCGCAACTTCCAGGTACTTCAGAAGCTCTGAACCTACAACCTCCGTACCCTTCTTCCCCGCCTCGTTTCTGTCCAGCATCAGCACCACGGGGGCCCCGATGCGCTGGAGGATCCACAACTGGTCTGCGGTCATCCTGCAGCCCAGGAGTGCCACCACGTTCTCGTACCCGCTGTCCCACACCCGCATGCAGGCTTTGAACCCCTCGACGACGACCAGAGGCGTGTCCAGTGGGCCAAAGCACGCCGCGGGGTAGACGCGGTCTGCGTTCCACAGGATGGCGCCCTTTGGTACGTGCACGCCTGGAGGGATGCCGAACTCGGCGTACTCGTGGGTGTACACCTTGTACCTCGGCGTCTCGTCCACCACCGTTCGGCCGCTGATACCCACCAGGCACCCCGTGAGGTCTCTGAGCGGGAACGTGATACGGGCGTGCTTCTGATCGAAGCCGATCCCGAATCGCTGCAGCGTGCGCTCCGAGAAGTGGTCATCCTCGACGAGTGTCTCGGGGCACATGTCGAACTCCCCGAGGATGCGCTCCGGAATAGTGTCCTCCACCCGGACTACGGCGCCCGGGCGTAGGGGGTCGTACTTGGCGGGGTCGGAGCTTGACTTTCGCGCCTCGGTCAACTCCTCCTGGAACAAGTCGGGGTTGAGTCGAAGGCGTGTGATGAGCTGGTAGAGGTTCCCCTTCTCGTTGCAGGAGAAGCAGTTCCACACGCCCTTGGTCACAGAGAACGAGAACGGGGGCGTCTTGACCGGGCCCGTTCCTTGGTGGAACGGACACCTGGTCAGTACGTTCTCCGACCCACACCCCTTCACGTCGCCGAGATGCTTGTTCGCGAACTCGAGGAGGCTGCTCATTTCCCGCCAACCAGTCCGAGTGCGATCTGCTGGATCTTGCTCGAGGCGCTGAGCTCCGTGGGCTTCCCGTCCTTGCCCTTCTCCTTCTTCTTCTTGGCCTTCTCGGACTCGTCATCGTCCGTGGCTTTCACGTTCTGCGCCTCCTTGTCGTCCAGTATCTTCTGGAACGAGAAGTCCGTGGAGGGCTCCGCGAAGATGCGGAATCCCGAGATGTTCCACTCTCGAGCTCCGGCCACTACGAGGGAGCACGTGTGCTTCCCAGTGTCGGGGTCGAGCACCTTGTCCTTGATCGTACGGATGGCGGCAGTGCAGTCCTGGGATACTGCGTCCGACATCGCAATCTCGTCCATCTCCCCCTTCTCGTGCTTCGCGGCTTGCCGGTTCGCCTGGAGCGTACAGAACAGCGGGACTTTCGTGTCGAGGATCATCTGCCTCGCCGCGCGTGACACGTTCTCGAGCCGCTCGTTTGTCTTAACGAGCTTCGAGTTCTCCGGGGTCATCAGGTACATGCCGTCGATGAACGCCACCTTCGGCTTGTACTTCTCCACCTTGCTGCGGAACCAGGAAATGGTGTCCCTGCCCGGCATGTCCTTGCCGGATAGCACCCAGAGGAGGTTGTCTTTCTCCCGCTTCCTCAGCATCTCGATGAAGTAGGCTATGTCCTTTCGGAACTTGGCCTCCATGATGGGATCGAGGCCACCGAGACGTACCGGCCCGTAGGGCATCTCCGTGGCGATGCTCGCCAAGCGCTGGAACACGTTGTCTCGAGTCATCTCCTTCGTGTAGATGACCGTGGACACCTGTTGTTCGAACACGCACGCGGACGCCTGCTTCAACAAGCACCACGTGTTGTGTGTGACGATGAAGTCGTCAGTGACGTAGAGGTGGTCAGGAGCATCCACCGCGATGCACAGGCACTCCTCTTCCCCGTCCGGTTCGATGCTGATGATCCGCCTGTGCCGGGACCTCCCCGTGTCCTTCTCGGGCCGCAACTTGTCCAACCGTGAACGGATCGACACCGCAACCGTACCGTCGAGGAAGCGGATGCTGGCGAGGTAGGATGGGTGACCCCCCAGCTGCTCGCCATTGTGGGTGTACACGGGGGCTCCCGTAACCCCAGTCGTAACGAGCGCACCCAACGAGCGGGCGATTTCCACCACCCCGTCGCGGAGCTGAACACTCGCGGAACTAAACTCGTACTTCAGACCGTCCGGATTCACGGTGCCGCCTGTATCGAGAAGTCCTCGGAGCAACTCCAGTCGGTCCTCGATGCTCGCGAGGAGGTACTCACGAGGAATGAACCTCGTGAGCGCGCCGGTACCCAAAAGTCTGAGGCCTTTGATGGCGCGCTTGATGCCGGAGATGAGGATGGTCCGGCCGTTCAGGGCCGTCGTGGATACACGTGCGTGGCACCCAAGTGGGAGCCGGCCCCGTACCTTCTCGAAGAGGTCTATGTCCGGCCTGCTGAGGGTGATTTGTTTCCCCAGGTGACCATCAACTAAGAGTGCGCCAAGGACATAGGGGTCGAGCGGAGGTTTTCCCCGCGGAGCGAAGTGCACGGGTTTCACGGTGGGAATGCTGTGGTTCGCACGGCCGCCTTCCCCTTTCAGTGTGCCGATCATCTCGCTCGTGATCTTCACGCTCCCAGGGCTCCCACACCTTCGTTCGTTCCTAGTCTGCGTGAACCACAGGTGGTCCCCGCAGCATCGAGTAGACCCACCGTCGTTCATCGTGACCTTGAACATCGGGCGCTTACCCTGCGGGTAGACGCCTAGAACACGGGTAGGCATCCCGTTGGATCCGATGACGAGATCGCCCACCTTCACGTCTCCGTTTCTGATCCACCCAGAGGGCGTGAGCAGCTTCGCGGAGTTGGCAAGCGCTTTCATGTTCTTCGGTCGCCCGTAAAGCACGATGTAGTCGTCGTCGTAGATGGGGCCGGTGAGCGCGCCGACGTCGTACCACGCCCAGTGGCACACACCGGGGTCCAGCCCCTTCTTCCTCTTGTCGTAGATGTCGAGCGCAGTGGCAAACCCGTCGTGACCCGCCATGTCGTAGTTCTTGGTGTCACCAATGCGGTGGTACGCACCAAGCGCGTCGGAGATGCTGGACACCGCACCTCGAAGGTCTTTGCCGTCCAGTTTCGGGATGGCCTCCGCAAGCGCCATGCGGAATAGAACACGGAGCCGGTTGCTCCTGACCTCGTGACAGAGGTGATCGACGGTGACGTGCTCGTCGACCTCGGTCCACGGAAGGTTAGGGAACACCTCCTTGGCGAGTGTTGGTCCAAGGACAGAGCCCGAGCTCTCCGCCCGCTGGTACACCGACAGGATGCGCTCGTACATGGTCCGCGCCTCAGGGGAAGTGAAGTCCTCCGGGGCGAGTCCGAACTCCAGGACATCCCGCATCTTCCCTGTCTGGATGATCTTGCAGACCAGCATCATCTCCGTGTTCATGTGCTACTTCCGCTCTTGCAAGTACTCGTCGAGGCCGATGGGTGTGCGTTGATCGGGAGCTACCGGGCTTGGGTCCAGTGCGGGGCCTTGGTCCTGGACCAGTGCGAGGAAGTCCCGGGCCATGGCCGCACGGAACGCCTCGAGCTTCTCGTACGTGTCCGGTGACCATGCTTGAAGTGTGACGGCGCCGTAGGTGGTCCCCGTTCGGGTACTGACGTATGACGCCGTTGCTTTCAGTGTCCGGCTGCGGAAGTCGATCTCCACGGTAGCCGGCTGTACTTCATCGAACTTCGTCCTCATGGGACCTGCACGGGGGCGGGACGTTGAATGACGTACTTGGTGGTGCGTGCCATTTCCGCGATGTCGGGTGCGAGCTTCTTCGTGGCGACGGCCATGTCCACGAGGGTGCGCTCGATCGTGTAGACCGTCTTCTCGGTCTTCTTCCCGCCGAGCTCGAGGAACATGTCCTCCCCCACGATGTTGAGGAGCTTCGCGGGGTCATACCCCGTCTGTGTCGACGTGATCTTGAGCAGCCCCCCGTCGTCGCCAGTTGTACGTACGTACTTCTCGGCGGCTTCGAGCGCCGAGTTGAACTCGGGCATCAGGGCCTCCAGGTCGGCGAAGACGCGCGGGTTAGCCGCACGAAGGTTCGACAGCTTTTGGTAGGCGTCGACCATGGCTTGAAGTGGCTCGGGCAGGGTGCTCTCGGTGATGTCGCTCATACGTCCAGATCCTCCGCGTCGTCGTACATGGGTTCAGGGGTTTCGATTTTGTCGTCCCGGGTCAAGTCCAGGGAGTGGGTGTAGAGGTTGACCGCTTCCCGCACGTGCTCCTTGAGCTGCACAGCAGGGGAAGTTGGTCGGTGGTCCGCGGTGGCTTTCAGCGCAATCTCCGGCTCGTAGGTCGGGATCATGAGGTAGCTGACCGGCGCAGGCTCGGTGGGGTAGATCATCTGCCCTTGGAACTTGCGGCCCCACACCTGTCGCTTCTCGGTGACACGGGGCCGAATTCCCGCACCTGGGACGGTGAAGTGCGTGGGGTTGCCCACGAGACTCGCGGTCGAAACCGCCTTCCCCATCAAGCTTTGGATCGCCACATCACCGCACGCGAGTACGATGACTGGATCGACCAGGTACACCTCCTCGAGCAGTCGATCGCTGCACGCTTTCCGCTGCTCGTGGCTGGGCGGGATGTCCCGGTACATCGGGACGAGACCACGCCGGGTACTCCTCATCTTTTGCTGACCGGTGTCCTCGTCGATGATCGGGCTGCAGGACCGGCACGCCGTGGTGTACGTCACGTAGATGTGCTCCATCGCGTCGTACGCCCGGATGAGTGCGTAGAGGAACTCCTCCCCGTCGGTAGGGATCCCCTCCTCTGTCTTCCATGTCGGGCTTCGGAGGACGACAAGAATCTTCCCCTTCGACCCCGTGCCCGCAACCACGGGCTTGCCCTCCGCTGACCGAATCTCGCCAAGACTACAGCGCGTGCAGTCCCCCCACTGTCCCCACATTCGGGCGAGGGACTTCCGTCCATCAACAGGCATGTCCTACCTCTCCGGGGTTAGCGCGGCAACTGTCGGCGGGATGGCGGCGTCCGCCGCTTGGGACACATGCGCGATGACCTTCACGTACGTGGCAAAGTCTTCGCTGGGCAGTGCGCGTAATGGCAGTATGAAGTCGACGTAAACCGACGTGTCCACTTTGGGGCTACGCAAGAGCCCGTAGGGGTAGGCCACGGGGACCCGCTGGTGTACCGCACGTGTCCCAGAGCTGTCCACCACCACGCGGATGTCCACGAGGATGAGCCCGGAAATGTGTACGTTTCCGGTCGTGGGGGCAGCTGGGTCAGTCGGGAGAATGAGGCAATGCGGGCCGATGCCTCGGACAGACGCGATACACCATGCAGCGAGGTCGGAGCTCATTGAAATTCGGCCCATACACTTTCTTTGGTTGGGACTCGGGTGAAGTACTTCACGGGACCGCCGTCCTCCGCTTTCCGGTCCCGAAGGTAGCTGCGGAGTTTCTTGCACATGCCACGTACAATCCCGATGTTGTCCTCGAGGAACATCGCGACGGGCGGGCGCTTTCCTGCGGATGAGCGCAGCGCTCGCCCAAGGATCTGGTAGAGGCCCCCATCCTGAGCGATGGGGTTCAGCACGAGGATGCTGTCGAGCGACCGCTTGTTGAGCGCCTCTTTCCCGTACCGCATGATGCCGAAGATGACTTTTCGGGTGGCCAGCATTTGCATGCGAGCGGCCAGGGGGACATCTGCGATTAGTAGGCCCGCCCGACCGGCCATGTTCCGGGCTATGATCCCCTTGAGGAAGTCTACCTGCCGTTTCTCGTACGCACGCTCGATGGCGAGGTACGACTCGTGGGCCGCAAACTCGAGCTCCACCTGGGCTAACGAGAACTGCACTTCTTTTCTCCGCTCAGGTGAGACGGTTTGCAGTAACTGGAACAGCTTCCCCCGGTTCTTCTTCTGGTGAATGATGCGCCGGGGCGACATCATGCAGGGGGGTGTGGTCAGGTTGAGCTCTTGCGGGGTTGGCCTCGGGATGTCGGAGAACAGGGTAGTTTCGCCGCTGTACATCCCGTACAGATTGAGGAGCTCCACTTTTGAATGGGACAGCACCAAGATCTCTCGGCCTGCAGCCTCCGCATCTTTGATCTGCTTCATGGCCAGCTCGAGGCGAGCCTTCTTACGCCCAAGTGCGGCACATAGTAGCCCGTAGTGCAGCTCTTTGGCGGAGTCGATGACCTCCTTCATCTCTTCCGTGTCGGACAAGTTCAAGGAGACTCCGGTCTCGAGGAACACCACACGGGGCTCGAGCTCGGTCTTCAAGTCCTTGTACAGGATCGGCCCGAGGAACGACGTGTAGAGCCGCGTTGCGCCGTCGGCCCTCTCTGGGGTGGCCGTCAGCCCGTACCGCCTCCCGGGGAACAACCCGGCGGCGCGGATGTACGTGTCCGCTCCGAGGTGGTGCGCCTCCTCGAAGATGACGGTGGAGAACTTGGTCAGAACGTCCGGTGGGAGCTCGTCGGCATACGCGGCCAACGTGGCGTACGTGGTCAAGACCAGATTCTTGCTCCACGCGTCCTGCTGCTTGCCGCGGACCACGCCCACCCCACCGGGGACCTCGAGCCAGCGTTCGATCTCACCCACCCACTGACCGAGTAGCTGCGTGTTGTCCACCACGATCAGCGTAGGCCCGCCAATTCGGACGGCTGCCTCCAGCGCAATGATTGTCTTGCCTTTCCCGCAGCTCAGTTGGAGGATGCCCCCCTCCGACTCGACCAGGCGGTTGACCGACTCCTTCTGGTAGCTGAGGTGTGGGTACATGGCGTCGAGTTGGATTTTCGACGTGATACCCGTTACGGCGTACGTCTTTGGGCGCACGTCGTAGATCGGGAACATCTCGCGGAAGTCCTCCAAGTTGAAGAACCTACGGGGGACAATGATGTGGTCGCTTGTCTCCTTCCACGCGAACACGTAGGTCTCGACCCCCTTGCCACGCTTCAGGGGTACGGTGAGTGCTCGGCGCACACTCTCGACGTTCACCTTGGACTTCGGCAGCCAAAGGGCGGAGGAGTAGTACCCCACGTCGGGGTTACGGCGAACTACGTGCATGGTGCATCCTTTTACTAGCTAAACAATGGAAGGGACGGGCCGCCCCGTGGGGCGGCCATCCATCAGTGCCGGTCGTCGAACCAGGGGGTGGTGTCGATGATGTGCGCGATGCCGAGCGCCGCACCTTTGAAGGCGGCTCGAGCTGCCGCACGTAGCATGAGGGTGTACCAGGGCTCCCCTCCCCCTCGTGGCTCCGGGGTGGATAGGAACGGGGGTACTGGGTAGTTTGCGAAGTTACCGGGGGCTGCAGGGGTTGGTGCGTACACCGTGACGGGCTGGGACTGCACCGGGCGGGTGAACTCGGCCGAACGGTACGGTTGCGTCTCGGGTCTTCGGGGTGGGTACAGCGTGGGTGCAGTGGTCGGCTGGGTGCGTAGTGGCACGTGCTCGGGTGCTCGGGGTAGGAGTAACTTCGCGGTCTCTGCGGCTTGGCAGCGTGCGCCGCATGCACGGTAGAACGGGCATTCCGGTCGACGGCGCTCGTTGGTGGTGGGGTCGAGGTACGCGGGGTCCAGTCCCCCTCGACACTCTAGGTCCTGTGTGCTCCACTGCTCGGAGCCGAAACACCCCGGAGTCAGTTTTTCCAGTGCGGGTATGCCCATTGGCCCTCCGGTTCTCTTATGACCTGCGGTAGGATGTGTTTGCGAGGTACCTGCATGCAAACCGGTGGATTGGTTCTGGATATCTACGACGACCCCTCTGCGGTGGGGCCGCGTGTCGCGCGTAGCGCCCCGACCGAGGCGGTGAAGACCGCCTCCGCGTTGAGCCCGGAGACGCTTCTGGCTCTGCCGGATCGCGTCTTCGCGTTGTGCGTGTACGAGGGGGATGCCCCGGCGTTTCGCAAGTACGCGTGCGTGGACCAAGGCCACACGGAGCTCCACCTCGCTGCGTTCCTCGAGAACCGGCACAAGCTCGACGCCGAGGTCCAGGCGCACACGGCGGAGAACCTCAAGCTCGCCTGCGCGTGGTACGGCATGGAAGTCCCCGAAGAGCTCGAGAAGGTGGGTGGGGTGCTTGAGGTGCTTGGGGCGCTACAGAAAGCCAACACCCTCGCTGCCATTCCGTCGATGGCGGGTGGGGTGCATGGGGAGATCAAGCGGAACCTCTCTGCCGTTCGGCAGGGGGAGCAGGCTCACGGGTCGACTTCCGGGGGTCTCGCTGCGATGGCGGCGCATAAGTTGGCGGAGACAAGCTACCGCGGGATCAACGAGGCCAGCGTCGTCAAAAACGAGCCGGCCAACCTGAAGCCTGTCATCAAGTCGGCGATGTCCCCGTTGCGACGGGACTGCGCCCCACCCACCATCGAGAAAAAGGCCGCATCGGTTCGGACTGCCATTCCGGGTGTCCCGCTCGACTCGTACGCCGAGGTGAAAATCGCAGCCGACCGGTTCGAAGCGGAGTGGTCCAACCTCCCGCTCGCGGATCGTCGTGTGTACGGACTGCAGCTCGTCAAGCGGGCGTCCGAGCTCCGAATTCCCGTGGGCCCGGTCGCGCTGCACTACGGGTCCAACAAGTGCGCAAGTGAGGAAGAGTGGGAAGCGGCGTACGCCTCCCGTCGAGCCATGCTCGACGCCGACTTGCATGCGGACTTCGACAAGGTGGCGGCGTATCGTGACGAGCTCCCTCCGGTGAAGTTCGCTTCATTGCTCGAGGCGTTCGACCAGATCACGGGGCTCGAGTACCACTACGGTCGGATCCCGGATCCGTACCTCTCCGCGTTCGGGAAGCTCGCCTCGGTGCTCGATTCCCAGGACGAGTACGAGGAATCCGCGCCCAACGGTGTCCCGGTGACCGAGTCTCGGCTCAAGCGGCTTGCTCTTCGTCGGCGTAGCGACGTGGCTGCGTACTTCGGGGACAAGTTCGCGGACGAGTTCGCCCGGCGTCCTGTCGAGGTGTACCGCGCTCTTCCCGATGACCGTAAGTGCGTGGTCGCGAACATGCAGATCGACAACCACGCTGGGACCGGGGGCAACACTTGAGCTCGCGCTCCGGCGTCGGGCCCGACACCGCCGGGGATACCCACGACGCGCTTGTGGTGGTGGAGTCCTCTCTCCCTGGACCGGAGCCCACACATGATGGAGAGCCCGTGCCCACCGCCACGGGTTTCTTGAACAGGCCGGATGCCCACCCCATCGCCATCGGCATGTGGTTGATGCGGCGCCACGGACTGGACCCGCTCACGTGGGAGACAGGGACGATCGAAAAGGTGGTGGCACCGTCTGGGGGCATCAGCAAGGCCAACATGCTGAAGTTCCAGGCGGTGCGATCCATGCTGCTTGTGGACTCGTTCTGGTCCCGGTGGGAGGTGTTCGTGTGGTGCACGATGGGCCTCCACGGGGTACCCATCGATCTGTCCATCATGCAGGTGCCCACCGCTGCGCAGGCGGTAATGGCCGTGCGCATCGCCCGCGCGTTACGGGAAGACATCGAGTGGGAGAACGAGGTCAAGCTGTACCTACAGACCCTGTTCGCCCACGAACATGTGCACTACCTGCCGAAGCTGCTGGCGTTCGTGCCCATGCAGCCAGAGTTGTACGGGCTACCTAGCGAGCTCCCGGCCTCTACGTCCCCAGACAACCCGGCAACCGAACAACGGCGTAGACGTGATGCGCTCGAGCAGCTACTACGCGACGACGAAGCTCTCCTGCGCAGCCAACTCAAGGCCATCGGATAGGTGGAATATGTATCCAGTTCTCACACCCGTTTCGATGCACTACTTTCACGACGAGCTCCGTAAGCTTGCTGCTGCCCCGCACATCCTCCCGGCCGCCGCATCCAAGGCGTTGATGTCCGCGGGCGCGCTTGGCGGAGTTGGCGCGGGTGTGGGCGCGGGTCTTGGTGCGCTTGCTGGCGGCGTTCGCGGGTACCGGGCTGCCCGGCAAGAGGGTGCTGGGGTCCTGGACTCCGTGCGTGCGGGCGGCGGCCAGGCGCTCCAAGGCGGCCTGTTGGGCGCTGGGGTGGGTGCGGGGGTGGGTGGCTTGGCCGGTGCGGTTGGCTCGCGCATGTCCCCCGACAAGATGGAGGCCATTCGGAGTAAGCTGACAGAGCGTTCCGGCCTTGCGCGGTTCGGGCAGCGTCAAATCCACGGGCTCACCGGTGCGACGAACGCCGACGGTTTGAAGGGCCTGGGGATGGATTCCGAGCACCGCAAAGCCACGCTGGACCAGCTCAAGGGCTCAGCGCCCACCGCCAACCGCTGGGAGCAGTTCCGAGGGAAAACTCCGGAGCAGGTGGCGGCTCGCCACCGGGACGACATCTCGAGGGCCTCGGAGGGCTTGGCTGCTGCGCGCCGGGCGGAGGCAATGGGTCTGACCAGCCTGCCGGGGATCGCGCGGTCTGCGGTGAACGCCCCGTTGGACACGGCCCGTGCGGCCCTCGACCATCAGCTGAAGGGCACGGACGCGGGTACACAGGGCCTGACGCTAGGCCTTTCTGGGCTGGGCGTTGGAATGGCTGCGCGGTCCCAAGAAGGGGATCAGCAGGGTGACCGCCTGAAGCGGGTGGGCCGAGCTGCGCTACACTCGGGGGCAGGGATCCTCACCGGCGGGTTGCCCATCCTCCCGAACATGCTGGCCAGCTCGATGCTGACGGGTAACTCATGAGCTTCTTCGGTCCGACTGCCTCGACGGTGAACCTGACCCCCCAGCGATACGGGGGGATGACACAGGGGCGCATCTCCGGTGGCCTGCAGCCCGGCATGATGTACCCGTCGCCGTTCTTCGACGTGGCGCACACGTACCTGCCCACCACCGTGAAGCAGCTCTTCCGGTGGTCGAGGTACTACTACCTCACGAACGCCATTGTGGGGACGACCGCATACCGGCTCTCGGAGTACCCCGTCACCGACATCTGGGTGAAGCACGAGGACACCAAGACGCGCGACAAGTGGCGCACGTTCCTGTTCAAGATCTTGCAGATCCGTACGTTCCAGATCGAGCTCGGCCTGGACTACAACGTGTACGGGAATGGGATCGTGACGATCGCTTTCCCCTTCGTGAAGCACCTCATCTGCATGAAGTGCAAGGCTCAAGGTACGGCCCGATCCCTTCGTCCGCATTGGACGATGTCGGAGTACACGTTCAAGCTCAAGTGCCCAAAGTGTGGTCATCACGGAAAGGCCGCTGCACGGGACATGTACGTGCGCAACTGGCGCCTCATCCGCCTCCTCCGCCACAACCCGGAGAACATCGATACGACGTACAACGAGATGACGGGACGGCAGACGTACTACTACAACCTCCCGACCGCGGTGAAGAACGACATCGTGCTTGGTCGGCAGGAGATCATCGAAGAGACGCCTCAGCTCTACCTGCAAGCGATCGCCGAGAACAAGGCGGTGGTGTTCAATCCGGACCTCGTCTTCCACATGAAGCGGCCGGGGTTGGCCGATTCCGACAGGGCGTGGGGTGTACCCTGCACCCTCCCGGTGTTGAAGGACCTGTTTCTCCTTCAGGTGATGAAGAAGGCGCAGGAAGCCGTCGCGCTCGAGCATGTCCTTCCGTTGCGCGTGCTGTTCCCGCAAGCTGGAAGCGGGTCGTCTGACCCCTACTCCTCCATCGACCTGTCCGACTGGAAGAACAAGGTGGCCACGGAGATCCAGCGATGGAAGCTCGATCGGAACTACATCCCGATCATGCCGCTACCCATCGGAAACCAGACCATCGGCGGAGACGGCCGCACGATGTTCCTGACGCAAGAGATCACCCAGCAGATGGAGACCATCCTGGCTGGTATGGGTGTCATGCGCGAATTCGTGTACGGCGGGATGAGCTGGAGCGGATCGAACGCCTCTTTGCGGATGCTCGAGAACTCGCTCCTGCGGTACATGGAACGACAGCAGGACTTCCGGGACTGGGTCGTCAAGAGCTGTGCGGATTACTTGGGGTGGCCAGAGGTGGAGACTGGCGCGCAGCCCTTCAAGATGGCGGATGACCTCCAGCGTAAGTCGCTCGAGCTCCAGCTGAACGCGTCTGGTTTGCTCAGCAGCACCACCTTCCTCAGCGGCATGGACTACGACTTCGAGAAGGAGGCGGTGCTTACTGAGAAGGAGACGGACCTCTCCATGCGAGCCCAGCGTGCCAAGCAAGTGGCCCAGGCAAAGTTGCAGGGGGAGCTGCAGGTCATCCAGGCGAAGTACACCCAGCAGGCGCAAGGGATGATGCAGCCGCCTCAGCCGGAAGGTCAGCCCCCGCAGGCTGCTGCACCCCCTCCGGAAGGGGAGCAGCCTACACAGCAGCCTCCTCCGGAGGGGCAAGCGCCCGCGGAGGTGCCCGCGGGCGGATCTCCGGCAGAGCAAGCGTCCGCAAGTCCGCTTGGGGCCCAGCCCGCTGGCGTGGACATCCGCGTGATCGCGGACATGACCGCAAGGGCGATCGAAGCGTTGCCCATCTCGGACCGAGCGGCGCGGATGGCTGCCGTGCAGTCCATGTCGGAGCCGTTGGCCGAGCTCGTGGGCCGCATTCTTGCGCAACGTGGGGTACAGTTGGCGCCTGACCCCGTCGGGGTGGACAACCGGCCCTTGCCGGAAGTAGGTCCGCCGCAACGGCTATCCGCGTCGGTGTAGCTAAAAAACAGGAGGGCGATTGCCCTCCTGTCGGTTACGCGTCCCCCACTGCGGGAGGCGCGCTCACCTCATCGTCCCCGTCCTCATCGTCCTCATCGTCATAAGCCAGGGAGGCCACGCCGATGACGGAGCGGGATGGGAACACGACGGGCCCCAGCTCACGAACCTGATGGCACATGTTCTGTAGGGATTTCTCACGGGTCTCTTCCGACCCCACGGTGCAGACAACCACACAGGGCGTGGTTGGCCGGTGGTTCGCCCCAATTCCGCCGTCCGTGAGGATGACGTTCAAGTTGGAGCGCATGTCGATCTGGTCCACGAGCTTCAGTGCGTCGGTCAAGTCCGAGCCGCCGCCGCCGTGCACGATGTCTGGGAATTCGTGCGTGGAGTACGTGCGGATTGCACGTACGCCCGTGTCCACCTCGATGAGCCGGTACTGTTGGATGCCGAGTCCGGACATCATGTCGAGTACCGTCTGTGCTGCGATCTGGTAGTCGGTCTCACCCATCGACCCGGAGGTGTCGAGGATGACGTTGATGACCGGGTCTTGTCCGCACAGCCGCGGGTTGATGACGCCACCGTACGCGTGGGAGATCCGAGGAGGAAGCGCGTAGCTGTAGTCGGTGGTGCCGGACGCAGCGCTGCTGACCGCAAGGGCCAGAAACTCGCGTACGACCTCCTCCCACGGCACCCTGTGGGGGACAGGGGCGAGCTTCAGTTGGACTTCGTTCCAAAAGTCGGAATCGTCCCCCGCGTGTATCTGCGTTTTACCCCGAGCGGCATGGGCGGTTTGTCGGACTGCTTCACGCACCTCCTTGGGCTTACGCCGCGTTCGTGGGTGGTACATGAACGCCTTCTCGAGCTTGTCCTCCATCTCCTTTGACTTCGGCGCGCACTTGGCCATTTGCTTGGCCAACTCCTCCATCACGCGGCGCAACTCTTCCGAAGCCTCGAGCTCCGCCTTGTGGGCGATGGCCCACTCCCGGATGAGGTGACTGTACTCCCCGGATGTTTGGTGCTTCATCCACCCCAGCATCTCGGGGAGTAGCGCGCCCCCACTGTCCCACCCGGTACTCGTGAGGTGGGTGTCGACGGCCATGCATGCGCCAAGCCGTGTGCAGTTCAGCCCGTGGGTGTCCTCTCCGTTGTCTTCCAAGTCGAACGTATGTCGACGGATGACGTGGTGGAGGTCGTGGAGGAGCCGGTAGGCCACCTGCTCCCCCGTGGTCTCGGGATTGTCCAACCAGTCCGTGGACACCAAGCACTGCATGTGTTCGTTGGTGTACGTCGTGAACGCACCCCTCTCCGGCAGCACGCTCAGTTTGTGCAGGAGAGAGGAGTAGTAGTTGAACTTGCGCGTGATGAGCAGGCGGCCCTCGACCATCTTCCGGGACTGGGCCGCCGTGAAGTCCTCGACGCTCACGCAGCCCTCACGGTCAGCCGAGAGCGCTGAGCCGAGATGCGGTCTGCGACCTGGCGGAGGTTCGGGGTGACCACCTTCAGGTGGTGCACGAGCTCGTCGACCACGATCAGCGCCACGTCGAGGACGCCTGCCTGGTCCGCCTGGTCCATGAGCGTCCAGATGGTGTTGATCTCCTCCGCCGGTGCCGGAGTGCTCTTGGCCCTGTACTGGTACACCCGCTGACGCATCGCCGCGTACACCAGGTAGGCCACATCGAGTTGCAGCTGGCTGGGCTTCCATTTCCCCGCCAGCACTTCGTCCATCGTGGGCAGGTTGAGCTCCTGGATGTACGTGCGAAGCTCCGAGATCGGCCCGAGGCCCACGGCTCCGGCCATGGCCAGGTCGATCACCTCCTCGGTCTCGTTGATGCATACGCCGGTCGCCATGATGCGGGCAGCGGTCGACCACGAACGAGAGGACGGCCACGCGCGCGAGGCCAGCGCCGGGTCGGAGGGCCGGAGGTGGAGCTGCGTCTCGTTGCGTTTCAGGTACTCGGAGATGACGCGCACCGCCGAGCGGTAGTGGATTTCCCAGCCCGCCGCCACCTGCCCCTCCAACTCCTGGAGCGTTTCGAGGCTCGAGTACGGAGCGAGCTCGCCGAGCTCGTACTTGCTCCAGGTCGACACGTCCGTGCGGGCGATCTCGAAGTGCAGGAGCCGGTTGGCGAACGGCGCACCAAGCCGGAACATGCCGCCCTGGTTCACGCCGTTCGCCGCAGCGACGGTGCGCACCCCCTTCGGCAGCGGCAGGCTCCCGAACCGACGGGTCAGGATGGCGCCTTGGATGGCCTTCTGCACGGATGGCGGCGCATCGCCGATCTCGTCGAGGAACAGGATGGACTCCTTGGCGTTGACCGCATCCTGCACCTGCGGGAGAGCGGGCACACGCCGCACCTCGGGTTCGCGCTTTCCGGACGGGTCGAGGATGGGGACCAGCGCGCCGCCGACGTCCGGCGGCTCGATGGAGGACCCGAACACCTCGAACGTCGGCAGGAGGAGCTCGGAGGCCACGCCCGTGATGCGGTCGGTCTTTCCGATGCCGGCCTCCCCCCACAGGATGACGGGCGCACCCCACGCACACGCGGGGTCGGCCGGGCCGCGGCGCTTGTTTGGGGTGACGAAGGCCAGGCGAAGGATGCGCTCGAGGTAACGCGTGTTGTCCATCGCGTTGCCGTGGATGTCGAGATTCTTGATGTCCATGTTTCTCCTCTTTCTCTTTCTGTTCAGGTGCCCATTTCGAAGAGCTCTTCGACCCAGTCGGTGTACGAGTCAGCGGCGGGGGCGAAGCATTCCGTGCAGTACATGTCGGGTTTTGCGTTGCGTACGAAGGTGTAGTCCTTTCGCGTTTTCGAGATGTTGACCTCGCCCTCCGTCACACGGACGACTCGCGTGTCGTCGTCGAAGATGCGGAGACACGATGCACAGTGCGGCAGCGCGGGCTTGTCTCTCGCTAGTGGCGGGCTGTCGGCGTTGCTGCGACGAATCGCTTCGAGCCCCTCGCTCTCCCAGCACGACTTGTGCGCGATGTAGGGCTCGAAGTAGTACCCGTCTGCCACGTTCAACACGACTTCTGACGCGCGGTGTCGGTAGGCATCTACGACCTCGAGCACCACCGTGTCCGACTCCGTTTGGAGCGGGTCAGTGCAGTGAGGGCACTCGATGTCTTCGATGTCCCTGTCCGGGCGGCTGACGTGTCTCATGCTCGCCTGCTCCGCTCTACCCGTTTCCAACGGGCGTCGATGTTCTGGATGCCGAGAGAGTTCGGGCCACGGTTTGCGGGCCCGTTCACCAGCGTCAGGATCTCGTGGAACACCGCGCCGGGCTCGGACTGGTAGGTGCGCTCGATCGTAGACCCTTCGGGCAATGGGTCCGGAAGGTCGCGGTGGATGAGCTCCCTGTCGTAGAGGTCGTCCTCCAGGTCGTCGTCGTCGCACACCAGTGCGTGAAACGAAGAGGAGCCTGGTGCGGGGTATGCGGACTGCGACCAGAGGCAGTACGACCCCGGCTCGGCAATCGATAGCGCCACCTCGAGGTAGAGTTGCTCGACGAACGTCACCGCTTGGGTCATCGGGTTCGTGACTTTGACGCGGATACCCTGCGGCTTCCGGCCAGCGATCGGCGCGTACACACCGGAGATGAGCCACTTGCCGCCGGGAGTTTGTCGGTCCACGATTTCGTGGCCGATGAGGTTGAACGTCTCTTTGAGGATGCGGCTGCCCGGGATGATCCCCATCAAGTGACGGTCACGCGTGGGGTGTACGATCATGTGCCTCCCTTGTTGCGCGTGAGCCACGAGTGAAGTCCGAGCAGAGCACCAAACAGCACGGCGTACTTGAACATCTACTGAGTGCTCCTGCGCCATTCTTATCGAGGAATTTGCACGTCTATTGCGTGCGCGCCCCAGGCCGCCTAGTCTTGGCCCGTGGCATACTCCGACCCCAACTCCGCCTTCGATCACCTGCACACGGAGACCGCGGAGGCCCTCGCCTCCCACTTCCCTATCGTCGGGAAGACGTACACGGTGCGGCTCGCCGGAACGACGCTCGGTCAACGGCTTGACCCCAACGACATCCGCTCGCAGTACCAGAAGCGAGTGGACGGTGGGTCGTACTCCGTCCCGCTTTACGGGAACCTGCAGCTCGTGGAGAACGATACCGGAAAGGTCATGGAAGAGCGCAAGCTCCATCTCCTCGACCTTCCACAGATGACGAACCGGTTTTCGTACATCGTTGGCGGCAAGGAGTACCAGGTCGCCAACCAGTGGCAGTCCCGCGCGGGTGCGTACACGAAGCGCGGACAGAACGGCGAGCTCTCCACCAGGTTCAACGTGCTGAACCGCAACCAGTTCGACCTGACCTTCCACCCAGAGACCAGCAACGTGGAGATGGAGGTCAAGTCTGCGCGCATCCCCGTGTACCCGCTCCTCAAGGCACTGGGCGCGTCGGACTCGGAAATCGAAAAGCGTGTGGGCAAGGTGGCGTTCGAGTCCATGCGGGACGCCCGCGGTGTCGGGTCGGCACTGCGCCAGTTCTACAAGACGACCACGCGGAAGGACGCGGAGTCCGACGAGGCGGCACATGCGCACTTCGTAGACCAGATGAAGGAGTCCGTCATGGACCCGCAGGTCACGAAGCACACGCTCGGCGCGGAGATGTCTCATGTCACCGCGGACACGCTCCTTCGTAGCATCGAGAAGCTGCAGAAGGTACACGGCGGAGCTCCCGAGGACGACAAGGACTCCCTCGTGTTCAAGGGCCTGCGTTCCATCGGGGACTTCGCTGGTGACAAGATCCGAGCACACGGTAAGGCCGTGCGGGAGCGCGTCGGTCGGCAACTCACTTCGGGGACTACACTTCGCCGCATCATCCCGCCCGGCCTGTTCAACGCGCCGCTGCGTGAGACCTTCACGGACAACGCGGCGTCGGAGCTCGCAGCACAGATCAACCCGGTCGAGATGATCGGGAAGAACTTCCAGACAACGGTGCTCGGCCCAGGCGGCATCACCAGTGAGGACAAGATCCTCGACTCGGTGAAGCTCATCAACCGGTCACACTTGGGCTTCCAAGACACGGTCGTCACCCCGGAATCCGGGCGTACAGGGGTGAACCTCCGTCTCCCTCTGGGGCTTCAGAAGGTGGGCAAGGACGCCAAAATCTCGGTGTACAACCTGCGCACGGGTGCGCCCGAGATGGTGGACACCGGGACGTTCCTGACTTCCCACGTGGTCCTTCCGGACCAGGTGTCGTGGAAGAATGGCGCACCGGTCCCTGTTGCTGCTGACGTCAAGGTGGCTGGGAAAGACAACGAGATCGAGGTGATGCCTTTCCACAAGGCGCACTACGTGATGCGACACCCGAGCCAGGTATTCTCCACGACCACCAACCTGATCCCGTTCTTGGCCAACGTGTCTGGTAACCGAGCCTCGATGGCGACTCGTCACATCGAGCAGGCGATCTCGCTTACGGACCGTGAGCCCCCGCTCGTGCAAGCAGCTTCGGGTCATCCGAATCCTCACCTTCGGACGTTCCACGACGTCATTGGTCGGCAGAGCGCACACATCTCGCCGTTCAACGGGAAAGTCGTGGCGGTGAAGCCAGACGGCATCCACATCCAGACGGAGGCGGGGCTGAAGGAGGTGCAGATCTACAACCACTTCCCGCTCAACGACGCGAAGTCGACCCTGCACTCCACTCCGGTGGTGAAGGTGGGCGATGAGGTGACGAAGGGTCAGCTCCTTGCGGACACGAACTACACGAAGAACGGCACGCTGGCGCTTGGGAAGAATCTGCGGGTGGCCTACCTGCCCTTCCGGGGACTGAATTTCGAGGATGGCGTTGTGGTGTCCGAGACGGCCGCGAAAAAGCTGACCTCGAACCACATGTACAAGGACCAGCTGACGGTCACCCCTGAGACGATCCTCGACAAGAAGAAGTTCATGTACCACGTCGGTGGCGGGTACCGTAAAGACCAGGTCGAGAACATCGGGGATGACGGTGTTGTGCGGGTGGGCAGCAAGCTTCGGCCCGGGGACCCGATGGTCCTCGCGATGTCCCCGTACGACCTCAAGTCCCGAATGGACGCGCGGTCAATCAATCGTGCGCTCACTGGAGCACACAACGACAAGTCCCTTCGGTGGCATGGGGACGTCGAGGGTGAGGTCGTAGGTGTGCACCGTACAAAGGACGGCGTACATGTACATGTGAAGACTACGGAGGCGGCAAGGGTCGGAGACAAGCTGTCGTCCGCGAACGCAAACAAGGGCGTCATCTCGATGATCGTCCCTGACCACATGATGCCCCACACTCCAGACGGATCGCCCATCGAAGTGGCACTCAACCCTTGTTATGACGACAAGACCGAGTTTTTGACCCGACGCGGTTGGGTCCGAGGCCCGGAGCTGGTCAACGAGGACATCTTTGCCACGATCAACCCGATGACGCTCCGGCTCGAGTACCAGCGTCCGGTGCAGGGCGTGTACCGCTGGAGGTACACGGGAAAGATGTACCGGCTGAAGAACGCGCAGCTCGATTTGTGCGTGACCCCCAACCACAAGAACTTCGTCGCGAAGCGAGTACCTGGGGCACTGGGTCCTATCGACTTGGGATCCGTGCCGCCGGGCACCTTCCAGTTGGAGGAGGCGCAGGCAGGCTTTGGTCAGCCGCGCCGGCACCTGAAGGCTGCCTCGTGGGAAGGAACCCCCGTACACACGGTGCACGTGCCCGCCGGGTCTCAGTGCGTCACAGGACCGAAGAACCAGCCACTGAACTTGTCGGAGAGTGACTACGCCGAGCTCATGGGGTGGTATCTGTCGGAGGGGTACTGCCAAAAGACCAAGTCGGGTGGGTACGTCGTGGCCATCTCTCAGTCGCGCACGGCCAACTCGGAGAAGTACGAGCGCATCGTAGCCCTCCTGACACGCATCGGGCTTTCCCCCATCTTGGGCGACGAAGACATCCGTGTTCACCACAAAGGTCTCTTCGAGCTTTTGAAGCCGATGGGGTACCAGCACGAGCGCTTCATCCCGGAGAGCGTGCAGTCACTCCCTGCAGCTTCCCTGCGCGTGTTCCTCGACGCTTACCTCATGGGGGATGGGAGCCGACGGGATCGGCCGTCGGACGGGCACCACGGCACGATGCGGTTCAGCACGACGAGTCGAGCCCTGGCGGACGGGATCCAGCTCGTTGCATTCAAGCTTGGCATGGTCGTCAACGTTCATCCGCCAAAGGTGCGCATGCGCAGCCAGATGGAGCGCCCGTGCTACGAGCTCTCGATTGGGGCGCGTCACCGTGCCCCTTGGGCGAACTGGTCGGAAGAGACGAAGAAGAACCAGACGGAAGAGTGGGTGGACTACGACGGCACGGTGTACTGCACGGAGGTGCCGAACGGCGTCCTCGTGGTACGACGCAACGGCAAGGTAGTGATTTCGGGCAACAGCGGCGTGCCCGGTAGGATGAACCCCTCCCAGTTGCTGGAGACAGCGGCGTCAAAGATCGCGCTCAAGACGGGCAAGACGTTCATCGTTCCGAACTTCAAGCACGGGTACGACGCCGTTGCTCACGTGCAGTCCGAGCTCGAGAAGCACGGGCTGACGGACACGGAGGAGCTCATCGACCCGGTTAGCAAGCAGAGCCTCGGGAAGGTCATGGTGGGTCACCAGCACATCCTCAAGCTGGTACACCAGTCGGACAAGAAAATCGGAGTGGCTTCTGGCATGACGTTGCCAGGCGTACCGTCCGACGAGAAGTACGACGCGAACCTGCAGCCGAAGGGCGGCTCCCGTCTTGGGTCCCTCGGCACGTACGCGCTCTTGGCGCATGGTGCGGTACATAACCTTCGTGAGTTCCAGACGTTCAAGGGGGAAGGAGAGGACCGTGAGGCTGACGGGTCCAAGCGTTGGCCGTCCCAGCACGTCGACGTGTGGAACGCCATTCAAACGGGGGCCCCGCTTCCTCTGCCCAAGAGCTCGTTCGCTTTCCACAAGTTCACGGAGATGCTCAAGGGGTCGGGCATCAACGTGGAGAAGAAGGGGCACGAGATCATCGCCAGCCCGCTGACCGATGCACATGTCCTCGAGCTCGCTGGGAACCGAGTGCTCCCCAAGCCTGGTGACATCGTCAACGCCAAGATCGACAAGGCGACCGGAGAGCTCCAGCCTCGACCTGGAGGACTGTTCGATGTCAAGCTCACGGGCGGGCACAACGGGAAGAAATGGTCGCGCATCGAGCTTCACGAGCCGATGCCAAACCCCATCTTCGAGGGGCCGATTCGCGCGTTGACCGGACTGAGCGCGGAGCACTTCCACGGCATCATCTCCGGCACCCACGGGGTGTCTGCCTCCGGCAAAGTGACCCCGGTCAAAGACGCGGTTCACCACGGGGGGCACGCCATCGCTCACCTTCTGAAGGGGATCGACGTCAAGAAGGAGCTGGAGGCTACCACCCAGGCGTTGAACAACGCCCCGCCCTCGAAGGTCGATGGCATCCTCAAGAAGGCCAAGTACCTCCGCGCACTCGATGGTCTTGGGCTCAACCCCCACGACGCGTACATCATGAAGAACGTGGCGGTCATCCCGCCCGCGTTCCGGCCCGTGTCCGTGCTGGGGGACGGCAAGAACATCAACGTGGGTGACGTGAATCGCATCTACCGAGATGTCGGCATCCTGAACGAGCGCATGGGTCACTCTGCGCTGGACCAAGCGCCGGAGGTGAAGGCTGCCGTACGAAAGGACCTGTACGAGAGCATCCGGCAGATCAGTGGCGACGGCATCCCTTACGCAGATGCAAAGCACAAGGGGTTGCTGCATTTGCTGGCGGGGCCCGCGCCGAAGCAGGGGTTCATCCAAAAGCGACTGACCCAGAAACGGCAAGACTTGTCGCTCACCGCTGTCATCACACCGGAGCCCGCGCTCCATCTCGACCAAGTCGGGCTCCCGAGGGACAAGGCGCTCGAGCTCTTCCGGCCGTTCGTGGTGCAGAAGCTTCAAGAGATGGGCTACGCCAAGCACCCCCTCGAGGCACGAGCTGTACTGGCAAAGGCGGGGCCGGAGTCGTTCGCGGCACTGGAGAAGGTTGTTGCCGACCGCCCCGTACTCATCAAGCGTGACCCAGCACTCCACAAGTACTCCGTGCAGGGATTCGATGTGAAGCTCGTCGAGGGCAACACTATGAAGCTTCATCCGCTAGTTTGCGGGGGATTCACCGCTGACTTCGACGGGGATAGTGCCCTGGGCGAGGTTATCGTTGTAGCCGCTGGAGGCGACGTGTGCCAAGGTGACCTGAAAGGGTTCCACATGCCGCACATGGGAGATGTCGCTTCAGCACGGGTGGTCGACCTCGCTGACTTTCCGAGGATCGAGGGGACCGCGCGCACCAATTCTCGCGGGGTGGTGGAGTACGACGTCCCTTCTGGGACGTACGTGCCCGCGTTCCACGAGGGGCGCATGCAGATGATGTCCGTGTCGGAGTACTCGGTGCACCCCAACTGTCGAGAGTGGAAAGTCACGACCCACCGTGGTCGGGAGCTCCTCTGCTCCGAGAACCACAGCTTGGCTGTATTGGACCCGGACACGCTGGAAGTTGTGAAAAAGTCCCCCCGTGACGCGGAAGGCCTTGGCATTCCGGTGCTGCGAGACCTTGGGGAGACAACCGCAACTTGGGCTCTCCCTGGTGTCAAAGCTACGCACCACCGGGCGAAGCCCATGGTGGGGGAGGTCCACCTCGGCCGAGCCGTTGGGTGGTTCCTTGGTGCCACGCTGGGGGACGGTTGGGTGTCTGACCTGTCGCGTGGCCCGACGCAGCAGGGCCGATTCACTGGGAAGCTCAAGGAGCGGTCGGAGTGCAAGTCCCGGCAGGTGTGCCTGTCGTACGGGAAAGGTGAGGCCAGCGCGGCTGTTGCCGCCCACTGGGCCAAGGTTGCGGAGTCGCTAGTGAGCGACTCCACCTGCGGGGTGGCCCATCTGCCCCACGAGTTCGAGGGCAAGCCGTGCACCTCGTACCGGCTCACGCTGGCGAACACCAGCTTGGGCATGTGGGTCGAGGAATTGATCGGTACGGGTGCAGAGCGAAAGCACTTGCCCGCCGACTTCCTCACGTACCCGCTGGAGTGCCGTCGGGGTCTCTTCTGCGGGCTGATGGATACGGACGGGACGGTGAACTGGGTGACTGCGAAGTCGAAGTCGACACCCCAGTTCCAGTGCTCGATCACGACGATCAGTCAGGAGCTCGCGGATGGTCTGCAGCTGTTGGCGGGGTCGGTAGGGGTGGTTTCCAACCGTACCGTGTACACCAACCGGGGCAAGCCTGTTTACCTGGTCAGCTTCTCCACACGCTCCATGCAGGATGCTGGGTGGGTGGAGTTGATCCATACGGGCAAACAAGCCAACCTGTCGAAGTTGTGGGCGACTGCTGGGGTCATGCATGGGCGTGGGGACGTGGTCCCGATGCCGCCACGTGCACTTGAGGAGCTGCTCGAGCACCTGCGGGCGCTTGGTGCGGCTAAGAAAGACAAGGACGATTCCGAGAAGTCGGCGTTTGCGACCTACGCTGCACTGAAACGCACCACTCAGTACGTCACCCGTACCATGGTGGAAAAGCTCCAAGGACAGCTGCAGGGTCGAGAGCTGAGCGGCTACTTGTCGAAGTGGCTCCAGCTGGCCACTAACGCATCGTTGGGTTGGGACATCGTCACGTCGGCTGCAGCCACGGGCGAGACAAAGACCATGTACGACCTCACGGTCCCCGATGCGTGGACCTTCACGATGGCGAATGGCGCGGTCGTATGGGACACAATGCGCGCTTATGTGCCGATCTCCAAGGAGGCGGTGCAGGAAGCACACCGCATGAAGCCCTCTCAGAACCTGTTCGCAGAGAGCACGGGCCAGATCATGTACGTACCCTCGCTCGACTCAGCGCTTGGGCTCTACAAGATGTCCCTGCCTGGGGCGAAGACCGACCACAAGTTCACCTCCACCCAAGACATCCTGACTGCCGCCAAGTCGGGGAAGATGGGCCCGCGTGACATCGTCCAGTTGAATGGGAAGCCCACCACTGCCGCCCGTGTGTTGCTCGCTGACGCGTTGCCGGAAGCGATGCGCCCCAAGATGCTGCATGGGGTGGACGATCACATCAATGGGAGCCGGCTCCGCGACCTGTACACAGAGATCGGAAAGTCGCATAAGGCCGAGTTCGCCAAATCTGCCGATGCATTGAAGGACATTGGGAACCATGCAGCGTTCGGCACTGTACCCATCCCCAACTCCAAGGACTACCTGACCATCGGTGCCCACTCCCTCTCCTTGGCCGACATGAAGACGTTGGCAGAGGTGCGTGACCCCGTGGTCAACGCCGCACATCACGACGTTGCCGAGATCCGGAAGAAGTTCGGGAAGACTCCGGATGCGGACGCGAAAGTCGTGGCGAGGTACAAGGAGGCGGAGAAGCAACTTCGCGCCCACATCGCTGCTATCCCCCACGAGAAGGGCAACAACCTCCACACGATGTACCTGGCGGGGGTCAAGCCGGGGTGGGACCAGTACAAGCAGCTGATCTTTGGCCCGATGCTGCTCGAGGACTCCACGGGAAAGACCATCACCACTCCGGTGACGCGCAGCTACTCGGAAGGACTCGATGTCGCGGGGTACTGGACTCAGATGCACGGCGCACGCAAGGGTTCCGTGCAGAAGGTGCAGGAGGTCAGCGAGCCCGGCGCACTCACCAAGCTCATCATGCAGTCCACCCTCAATACGGTGGTGGCTGCGCCCGACTGTGGCACCTCCAGGGGCGTGTTGCTGCCGGTGAGTGGCGCGGCTTCGGACGTGCACGACCGGGTACTTGCACGTGACTTCTCTCACGGAGGGCTGCATGTCCCGGCGGGGACTATCCTCGACCCCAGGGTCGTCGACAAGATCCGTGCGGCCAGCCCTACGGCACAAGTGCTCGTGCGCTCCCCGTTGAGGTGCGAGCACGGCAACGGGGTCTGCCAGAAGTGCGCTGGGCTGTCGCCCAACGGGCACCATCACCCGTTGGGGACAAACATCGGGGTCATCGCGTCCCAGACGGTGGGCGAGCGTGCGGTGCAGCTGATGCTCAAGAGCTTCCACTCCGGAGGTACCGCCTCCATCGGCGGAGGGCCCACGCTCATCGGCGGGTTCAAGCGGCTCGAGCAGCTCACCACCCTGCCGGAGAAGGTACCCAATCAGGCCACGTTGGCGATGCGCTCGGGGACGATCAGCAAGATCGAGCACAAGCCTACGGGTGTGGACGTGTACGTCGACGGGCACAAGCACTTCGTGGGCAAGGACCCGTCCGGACAGGAGCTCCACAAGCCCCACGCTGGCTCCCAGTGGACGGGCCTGGCCGTGGGCCAGACCGTGAAGGCCGGGGATCACCTGTCGGATCCGACGCGTAGCATCGTGAACCCCCGGGACCTCTACAAGGCCACGGGCAGTATCGAGGTCGTACAGAATCACCTGGCGGACGAGATGCACAAGCTGTACGCCAGTGAGAACGTGAAACGACGACACCTGGAGACCGTGGTGCGTGGGCTCACCAGCGTCACGAAGGTGGTGGACCCCGGCGGTGCCAGCGGGATCCTCCGCGGGGAGTTCAAGCCGTTGGCGTCCGTGCACAGCCTCAACAAGGAGCTGCAGAAGGCGGGACGTCCGCTCATCGAGCACACGCCTACCCTCCGCGGAGTGGAGACCGTCCCGCACGACATGCAGGATGATTGGATCGCCAAGCTGCAGCACCGTCGCATCATCGACACCCTGACGGGCGCGGCTGCGCTAGGATCGAAGGCGAACATCCACGGCACCCACCCCATCACGGGGTTGGCGTATGGCGCACGCTTCGGACTGACGAAGCGCCACTCGGCGCAGCCCGGTCTTCACGACCACAAGGACGTACCGGAGCACTACTACTGATGCCTCTGAAGCCTCCTCCCCCGCCACTGCCGTCTCGGTTTCGCTCGTCCTACACGCACAAGGAGGGTGCGAACCCGGGGCAAGTGGAGATGCTGGAGTGCCGTGTCGTGAACGTCGACATGGTCAACTGGACGGTCGACGTGTACGCGGTCTTCGACCAACGTCGCTTCTTCCACGTCCAAGTGGGCGCCCCCTACTTGCACCACTCCAACGGAGAAGGCATCTACGTCATGCCGGAGCTCCACGCGAAGTGCATGCTGTGCCTGCCGGCGGATAGTTCGCCTCCACATGTCGCGTACTTCCTGATGGCGTTCGAGAATGTGGACACCGCGTCGGAGGAAGCGCCGGAAGGTACCGTGTCTCGAGGCGTTACGGGCATGAAGCCGTCAGGTGCCTCGTTTGCCGGGGGGCGTCCTCGGCACAACCCCGGGGACATCGTGCTCCGGGGCAGGGACGGAAATTTCGTTGTCCTCCGGCGTGGTGGAGTGCTGGAGATCGGCTCGACGGAGCTCTGCCAGCGCATGTGCATCCCCCTGTCGAACACCATGGTGGACGTGTCCGAGAACTACTACCACCACACACCCGGCGGCACGGAGTACTGGGGCATCCTGCCTGGGCGGAATGAGGGGAAGTCCGCCACGGAGCACTTCCAGAGTTTTCGCGTGTGGGCTGAGGACAAGTTCGCCGACGTACGCGTCAAGATCGGAAAGGTCGGCGACCCCGCGAAAGGCCTCACCGGGAATGGGGTAGTCGGTGATGTGGTCTACGAGGTGTCCGTGGCCCCGCAAGGCATCGATCCGGAGAGCGGTGCGTACCACGACGTGAACAAGCTCGTGTACCGGATGACCGTGGACCGAGAGGGCAACACCGTGTTGGGGGCGAAGCAAGACCTGACGGTGTACGCAGCTCGACGGCTGCGGCTCGAGTCGGGCGGGTCGATGACCATCCAGGCAAAGGCGGACATTGACATGAAGGCCAGCAGCGGTGCCACCATCGATGGCGGGGCGTTCACGACGATTCGAGGAAGTGTTGTGAAGTTGGGGCCGGGTGCTAAACCCGTGGCGACTCAGGGCAGCATGGTTCGACTCACGTTCCCGTTCACTCCGATGGTGGCCGCGCCTGTCCCCATGATCCTCAACGGGATCATCATCACTGGCTCACCCACGGTGCTGGCGTAACGATGTACAACGGCGCAGTTTTCGGGGGAGACATCGGGTCGATCAACGTCGGGCTGTTCGCCGCGGTTGGCCTACTCGGCCCACTTCTGGCCCAGATCGACTTGATGCTGTACGGCTCGATCGGCATCGGCGCACTTCACGCCGACTTCTCCCTGCAGCTCAGTGCAGCGCTACAGGCATCGCTGGACATCGGCTTGAACCTGTCGAACCCGTTCATCGGGTTCTCGCTAGCCCTCAGTGCGATCGCTACGCTGCAAGCACAGATCGCCCTTGCGCTATCCGGCCAGATCTCGTTCTCGTTGGACGCCTCTCTCCAGTTGAGCGCCAACGCGTCCTTCTCTGCTGCTTTGAGCGCGAGGCTCGGCGGGCTGGAGCTCGTGATTCAGGCGGCGATCGCCCTCAAGATTCCTGCGATCGAATTCCTCGCTCGGCTGAACCTGTCCGCGGGGCCTCTCCTCGTCGCGAGCTGGGAGGACATGCGATTGGACCAAGCTGCCGCGCAGTTCCAGTTCGACGCCGCCAACGGCATGAGCTACGGCCCCACCACGATCAACGCGTTCGACATGACGTATGGGGTGGTGATCTTCACGAAAAGCCCGGTTGCCTGGGCAAGTCTGCGAGCTGTGCTTGTGACGTGACCTTTTCCACAAATCGCATCTATACTCGGTGAGTCCCATGCGAAACCTCTACCTCCCGAAGCCCGTGTACAACATCCCCTCCTTCGCGAAGGAGGCGGCGGCGCTGGTGCCCTTGTCGGAGCACACGGAGAGCTGGCCGGAAGAGATTCTCCGGGAGGTACATAAGCAGCTCCCCTACGTCGCGGACTACAACCTCGACGTCGAGATGAGCCGCATGGACGCCGAGCTCGGGTACGCCTTCGGCCATGTGACCGTCAGCGGGCGGTCCGAGGTCACCCCACGGCCGGGGGCCGAGTCCTTCTCCGGGGTCCAGAAGGTGCGAATCCCGCTCATCGTGAAAGAGCGGAAGCTGTACCCGCTCGACACGCTGGTCACCTCCGACGCGGTGATGCTGCCGCTGACCGAGTCCCGCCTCCGTCAGGCGCTGTTCCGTCCCCAGATGTTCGATGTGACGGCAACGCCTCCTGCGGACCGCAGCCTGATGTCCCAGCTCTACCCGCCGTATCGTCAGAACCTGGGGGCGATCTCTGCTGGAAGCGCGGGGGGCGACATGCACCTCGTGGGCAAGATGGCGTCGGAGAGCTCCGCAAAGCTGCGGGAGCAGATCGAAGCGGCCCTCGAAGCCAAGAAGAATGCGGGCATCCCCAACTCGTCGAACCCCAAGGCCCCTGCGGGCCCGTCCATCAAGCAGCAGCTGCAGAAGTCCGCGTCCATCCTCGAGGCGGTCCAGTCCCAGGTCCCGCCCGAGCTCGTCATCGAGGTGGCCCCTCTGCTCGTGGGGTTGACCGAGAAGAACGCTGCAGCGGCCCAAGCCGTGGCGGCCATCACGCGGTTCGAGTTCGCTCCGGACCCGGAGAAGACCGCGAGTGGGGGGCCGGAGATCGATGTCTGGCAGGTGCGCCAACGCGAGGACGGGGATGGCTATGTGCTGAAGGTGGCGGATGTCACCGGGGGCGTCTCCGAGTCCGTGATCGACCGGCGCCAGTTGGTGAGCCTTCTCGGCGCCAAGATTGCGATGGAAGTCGACACCGCGGGCGCAGTGACGGGGGCTACGTCGGAACCCGAAGCGCCCACCGACGAGCCCGAGGCGTCGGTCATCACCGAGGCGGGTACGTACAAGGTCATGGACCTCCAGGGGAAAGAGGTGACGGGCCTCGTGTTCCCGAACCTCCTCGACCCTGCTCAGGGCAAGGCGGTACCGAGCTCCCTGTTCCTGAACGGGTCGATCACCGCGTACCAGCCGGACATCGTCGGGGTGCGGGTGGGCGACGTCACCGAGCCTCCTACGGGAGAGCCCGGCGGCATGGGTGCTTGGTACATCCCGGACGGCCAGGACGGCCCCACCATGACGGTCCCGCTGAAAGTCTTGGGGCACCTCCCTGGCGGCTTCCTCGTAGAAAAAGCGGATGGGGAGCAGGCAACGGTGGAGCTCCCGCCGAACGCGAAGTTCGTGCCCTTCGGACAATCGGACACGACGAGCTTGCTCAGCTCGGAGGAGTCCGCAGCCCTCGCGAAGAGTGCGCAGCTCGGGGTCGAGATCCGGGCGAGCTCGTCCACCAACATCGAGTTGACCCCGGTGGTTGGTGCGAAAGAGGCGGGAGCTCGGGAGCGGTACGACTACGACGGCGCGCTATTCGAGCTTGCTCGAGCGGGCGTCCGGCTCGAAGAGGCGTCCACGAAGATCGCCTCGTCGCTGGCGGGGAACCAGACGACCTTCGTTGCGGCCAACCCGCGTCCGAGGCAGGCAGTGGCGGAGGAGAAGACAGCGGCCCCCATGGCGTCCGAGCTCCGCCGCATCCTGGTCAAAGAGGCGGAGGACATCCCCGACCCTCAAGCGGTGGACACCGTGCTCTCCCTCGGGTTCATCACCCCGGACAACGAGGCCACGTACATGTCGTACCTGCCGCAGCTGGAAAGCGTACAGAGCAAGCTGTGCGAGCTCCTGATCGCGGCGCGCGTGGGGCTCCGCCAGGTCTCCCCCACCCCGGTGGAGAAGTGTGTGCGCGCCCTCGAGGAAGTGATCGATGGCTTGAAGGTCATCGCATTTCGGAATAACTAAAAGGGGTGATCCGTCGCAGCCCGGCAGAGCGGTACCTCAAGTACTTGCTCTGCCTCCCCAGCACGCAGAGTATCCAGGCCGTCCTCGAGCTGTGTGAGTTGAAGCAAGTCGACTCGGTTGGGGAGGACTACCTGCGGCGGTTGTCCCTCAGCCTCGAGTTGCCCATGAGCTTTGCGCCGCAGGACCCCCGACACTGGGAGTCCCAAGCGACGCTGATGCGGCTTGGGATCTACGAGCTCTTCCAGCAGAACTCCGACACCAAGGCGATGTGGGAGATCTTGGAGTCCGCGCGCGCCAAGGAGTTTGTCGAGTCCATGGCGCTACTCGGGGCTCCGACGGGCGTAATGGCTGACCAAGTCGCCGCGAAGTACGAGATCCAGTGTACGGAGGAGTCCCTTCGCCTGTACCTGAAGTTTTTCTGGGACCTGACGCTGGTCGACTCCACCGAGACTCGCGCGCTGCTCTCCCTGCGGTGGAAGACGACGAGCATGAAGCCGGTGGTGACCGGGCGTGCGCCGGATGGGTCCCCCATCACTCGCGAGCATGACGCAGCTACCCACCTCGAGGCCCTGGGGAAAGCGATGCACGGGGATCCGAGGCATATCGCTTCGTCACTCCCGTCTTCCCCGTACACCGCGCTGGTGGCCCAAATGCGCATGGGTATGCTGCCGAACAAGCTCGACACCCGGAAGACGCTCGAGACTGCCGAGAAGATGCTGGCGCTTAGGTTGCTCGAGTCCGCTTCCGGGACCGGCCCGTTCGATGCGGAGCGGTCGGGTCAGTGGACGTCGAGCATCAAGAACTTGCGGGAAGTCATCTCCAACATGTCGCCTCCGGAAGAGGCCCTTGCCCGTCAGATCAACGCGTTCGCCATCGAAGTGTCCAGCGACCCCGTACCGGGAATCCACTCGCTGACGGGTGGGGATCACACAACGCAGCTGCTCCCCGACAGCCTCCTGCAGGGGCATGGTGAGGACGATGGTGAAGTACCTTAACGAGCGGGTCGCCTCTCCGGGGGATTTGGCTCAGCTTGCCACGGAGGGTGCGCACGGCATCGACAACGTCACGGCCCCGCAGTTCAAGTGGGACAACCGGTACACAACGTTCGAGGCGGAGTACCACATCTGTGAGTACACGGGCGACGTGACGATCCACTTCTTCCCGAGCTCGCAAGACAACCTGTACCTGAAGGTCTGGGTCCAAGAATTCGGGCCCATGCTCGAGACGTGCGTTTTGCGGGAGTGGCATCCCGACCCAAGCCGGTTCCGTGCTGCGTGGACCGAGGAGCTCAGCTCTTGGTGGCTTCGGGCGTATGGGTTTGGGCGGGGGCTTGGGGTGGAGGCTCTTCGCGAGCGATTTTTTGATGCGTTGGACGCGGCCATGGACCTACGGTTAGCCCCACCTGCCAAGCGTGGTTGACCAGCCGGATGTCCCACGTGCGTAGCTTGACCCCGACATCCCGGAGATGGTCCCGCAGTACGGCACGGAGCGTGTTGGTGTTGCACGTGCGCCGTACGACGAACCCGTACTCGCCTCCCCCGTCTTCCCCGCGCCGGGCGTACCTGCCTGTTGGGAGGAATTCCACCCCAGCGCGCTCTGCGGATAGTAGTGCGGATTCCAACTCATTCTGGAACGGGACCATCTTCGGAGCATACCTCGAATGAGCCAGCCCTTCTCAGCCTCTGACACGTTGGACGACGACAACGAGGAGGTCCAGCTTCTCTCAGACGACGAGATGCGTCGTATCCATGAGGGTGGGATCTGGTTCCCCGAGCCCGAGCCGATCGAGTGGCTCTACGACGGTTCGGAGGAGGAAGACGCCGGCGTCCGCGGTACCGTGCCTCTGAAGCTATCGGACTTCACCAAGTTCGCGTTCCGTTTGCCCTCGGGGGACACCGGGGAGTTTGCGCCGTTCTCCTTCGAGGGTCGGCGTCACATGCTTCGGATCTACGACACTTCGGCCAAGAAGATTCTCCTCATCTGCGCCCGCCAGACGGAGAAGAGCACGTCCCTTGGGAACAAGTCGATCGGGCGGAGCTGCCTGATTCCTGGGCACAAGACGCTATACGTGTCGCCGTCCGCTCTGCAGTCCAAGACGTTCTCGATGGACCGTATCAAGGACCCCATCGAGACGAGCGAGATTCTGAGGGGCTACACCACCAGGCACCTCAGCCAGAACGTCTTCCAGAAGCAGTTCGTGAATCGCAGCCAGATCATGCTGCGTTACGCGTTCCTCAACGCGGACCGGGTACGCGGTACGACTCCCTGGTCGATCATCCTCGACGAGTTTCAGGACTTCCTCGCGGACACCATCCCCGTCATCGAGCAAGCGTCCTCCCACGCTCCGGCAAACCACCGCACGTTCATGTACGCGGGGACCCCGAAAGGGGCGGACAACCCCATCGAGTACCACTGGTCGGGGGTCACCCGGCTGGGTAAGCCGATGTCCACGATGTGCGAGTGGGTGGTGCCGTGCGAGGGGTGCAGGCACTGGAACATCCTCGGCGAGAAAAACATCGGGAAGAAGTTCCTCATCTGTGAGCGGTGCGGGAAACAGATCCACCCCCAACACGAACGAGCCCAATGGGCAGCGGGCAACGCGAGCGCGGAGTATGAGGGGTACCGCATCAACCAGCTGATGGTCCCGTGGCGAAAGTGGGAGGACATCCTTGCCGACTATGGCAAGTACACCCGGGACAGGTTCTACAACGAGGTGCTCGGCATCTCGTTCGACTCCGGTATCCGTCCGCTCACGCTCGCGGAGCTCAAAGCGAACTGCAACAGCAGCGTCAGCATGGCGGAGCTCCGGCTCGAGGCGTTCCGCAAGCAGCTCATCTCCGATAATGCGCCCGTGTTCGCCGGGGTGGACTGGGGGCAGGACGGCTCGAGCTACACGGTTTTGACCTTGGCGACCTACGTCAACAACCGGTTCCGCGTGTTCTTCATCCACCGGTTCGAAGGGGCGGACTTGGAGCCGGATGTCCAAGTGGCGAAGATCATCCGCATCTGTCGGGCGTACCGCGTCAAGGTCATCGGTGTGGACTACGGCGCGGGGTACGTGCAGAACAAGCAGCTCATCCACGCCTTTGGGGCGACGGTGGTGCAGCAGTACCAGTACGCGGTACGTCTTCGGGCCAAGCTCGCTCGCGAAAAGAACAATCGACGCTGGATCGTGAACCGGTCGGAGATCATGAGCGACATGTTCTCCGCGCTCAAGAGGAAGAACGTATTCGAGCTGCCCCGGTGGGAAGAATTCGGGACACCCTACGGCCAAGACATCCGAAACATCTACACGGAGTACAACGACAAGCTGCGCATCATCGTGTACCAGCACCGGCCGGACCGGCCGGACGACAGCTTCCACTCCATCACGTTCTGCTTCCTGGCATCGATGCTGGTTCGTCCACGCCCGGACATCATCACTCCGCGTCGTGAGCTTTTCCCCGAGCCGATCCTTTGGAGCTACGACGACGGTGCTTCTCAAGGTTGAGGTAGTACATGCCCCTCACCGTGTCGACCACTGCCTCTCCGTCCGTAGTCTGGTGATCCAGTTGGACCTGACCACCAGCCGCGAGAAAGGCCGTTTGCCGGCACACGTTTGCCGTGTGTTGCAGACGAGCGCGGAGGACGGGGTCTTCCGTTGCGATGTACATGCGACGAAACAGCTCGATGAACACGCCCCAGGGGCGGGATTCCCCCGTCAGCAAGGCGGAGAGTCTCCAGTACGCATCCGTCACCCCCGCGAACGACTTGATGAGCATTTCGGCCACGTCATCCGGGAGGTGACCGCCCTTGCAGCCGTCGGTAGCCAGCTTCCGAAGGCGACGGATCTCGTCCTCCTCCGTACTCAGTGGGGTGACGTCCAGGGCAAGGATGCGGAGGAGCCCATCAAGCATCGCGGCGTTCTGCCTGGCCAGGTGAAGCGCGGTGGACACGTCGAGGAGGAGTTTTTTCGACTTTCTTCCGCTGGGCTGTTCTCGCATGGTATTCCTGGGGTACAGAGATGAGCAGCAGATTCACGGACTTTTTGGACCGTCAGCAACGTCACTCCAAGCCGGTCAGCGGCTCGGAGTTGGAGTGCTTCGGGAAGTCTGCTGCTGCGGATTGGGTAGCGGGTAGGTTCCCCACTGTCCACGACGCCGTAGTCTCGTCCGTCAAAGAGGCGCGTCTCTCTCCGGAGCAAGTGCGGCGTGTGGTGGAGTTCGCGAACATCAACTCGTACCTAAACCTCTTCCGAAAAGAGGGTGGGGTCAACAAGTACATCGACTTCGGTGAAGCCGGGCCGGCAGACCCGTCGGATGTACTTCGGGACCTGAACGACGGCGGCAACACGGTGTCCGACATGGGAGGCAGCGAGAAGATGGGACAGATCACCCCGGAAGGGCATCACGTAGGTCAGGTCTCGGAGGCGCAGCTGTTCGCCGCCCTGTTCCCCGGCGCAGGTGCGGAGAAGACCGCGAGCGTGGAGGCGCGGCTGGCGTCATCCACCGCCGAGCTCTGGGACGTCCACACGAAGCTTTCCCACGCCATCTCCGAGGCGCAGGGGCAGTTGGGGCTCCTGCAGCACTACGCGGCTCCTGCGGTGGAGGAGTTCACCTCGAACATCAAGGAAGCGACCCGCGCCGGGCACTCCTTGGGAGAGATCGTCTCCGTTCTGCAGCAGTTCGGGCAAGACGGCCACGTCAAGTCTGCGATGCTCACCATCATGCCCCGCTTGTCCTCGGAGGTGTTCCACACCTCGGAGGAGGTAGCCGAGAGCTTCCGAAAGGAGGCGTCGAGTGTGGGGCGGCCGGACCCGGATCACCCGCTGATCCAGTCGTTCCATGGTCTCGTGGCCTCGCTCGAGAAACTGGCAAGCGCTCGGGAAGAGCTCGAGGAGCTCACCGGGGCGCAGGCTCGAGTCCGAGCTCAGCTCAAGCTGGCATCCGGCGGTCTCGTGGGGAAAGGGTGGCATGCCCTCAAGAGCACCGCGGACTGGGCGGGCAAGGGCGGCGAAGCTGCAGGGCGCGCCCTCTTCGGCGGGGACGGGAAAGCGGTCGGACACGCGGCTCGAGCGCTGACCTACGCTGCCCCGGTGGTGGCGGGGCACGAGGTGTATCGCCGGGTCCTCAAGAACTCCCCCGTGGTGTCCGCCGCGCGGTCGATCGTTCCAGGAACGAACGAGTACTACGCGGCTGAGATGGACGGAAACCCCTACGCCATGATGGGTGGATACTGATGAGCACCAAGTACCGCGACCTGCTGACACAGTACAACGAGTCTGCGACCGGCGCCGTGCACGACTTCCTTGCCGCGCGCAAGGAGGCATCTGCACGCAAGGTCATGCAGAACTTCGCTACGGGCGTTGGGAACGCGACCATGGCGGGGGTGGGTGGGGCCATCGCGTCCGCCGCCGTCACGGGCGTGGCGATGGGGGCGCAGAAGGCCTACCAAGCGCTGACCCGGGAACGCGACATGCGGAACATGCTCGAGGCCAACGCGGAGTTGGCGGAGCACCACCAGAGCAACCCCAAGGGGTTCAACCTGGCGTACAACTCGCTTCGCGCGATGAACCCCGAGTTCGCGGCCGACCCCGTCATCGCCGGCGCCTACATGCGGAAAGCCATGGAGAACCCGGGTGTCGCAGGCGGCATCTTCGGCGAGCTCGGTCTGCAGTCGAAGCGGACCCCCAACCGGTTCATGGACTCGATCCAGTCCAACGCGGCGTCCTCGTTCCGGATGCCCCGGGAAGAGGGCCCCATGGAGGGCCGTCGAGGGCCGGTCCCGATCGACTCGAACGCCGAGCTGACGCCCACGACCCTCACCGGGGAGGGGTACTCCCACGGGAAGGGGCGCGTGCACGAGGGCCGCATGAAGGTGAAGGTCCACAAGGACCCGATGGGTCCCGGCGTGGGCGGCGGAGACCGGTGGAGCACCCACAAGCCGCGAGACTGGTGAGAGGCGCGGACCGCGATGATCGTCAAAGAGTGCCTGTTCTCCGGTTCCACGGAGCTCGGTCCCGCGGTCCTGCCTCTATTTCAACGGGGTACGGACGCCTTCTTCGAGAAGACGGCGTCCTTCATCGTTCCGGAGGTCGTGAACTTCATCGCGGGTGTGCGTCCAGAGAACGGGGCGATCTACACCCTGGTGAATGCGCTCGGTGCAGGTGAGTACTTCGGCAGCAACGCCAACGCCGATTACTTCGACGAGTCCGGCCTCATCCATCGACCTGATCAGTGGGCGGGTGACCCCGCGCTGGACGCAGATGTTGGGCGGAAGTGGGGGTACGGGTTCCCCACGTTCTACGGCGCGCACGTGTTCCCCCACCACCGGAACCAGGACCCCGCCAAGTCCATTGGGGACGTGGTGTTCGCCGCCTGGAACCCTCGAATGCGCCGGGTGGAGCTCGTCACGAAGACCCACGAGGTGCGTTGCCGCGCCCAGGGAGTCACCTCGATCTGGGACAAGCTCAAGGCCCTCGAGTACGCGGATGTGTCGATGGGCGCGCGCGTACCCGGCGACCTGTGCTCTTGCCACGCAGACTGGCCTGCGTTCGAGGCTGCGAAGAAAACGTACAACCCTCGGGTACACGCCAACGAGGGTGTGGCCGTTGCCGAGTACCACAAGCGAAGTCCCATCCGAGGCTGGGCCAAGACGCGCAAAGAGTACTGCGAGAACATGCTTCGGAAGCCCAACACCATACTGCCCGACGGCAAGAAGGTGTTCGTGCACAACCACTACCCGAAGTTCTTCGACATCTCGTACGTGTTCGTGGGCGCGGACCGCACCGCCAAAGCGATGATCCACATCCGCACGGTGGCTACGATCTCCACCCCCTCCGAGAGCTACAAGCTCGGGTGGGATTCCACGTTCGGTGGAGAGGAGAAGACCGCGTCCCGTAAGCACGGAGAGATCCAGAAGTCGGACATCCCAAGCCACTTCGTGCCGTCCGCGATCCGCCACACCTTCCGTGGGGAGCCCGACCTTCCCCGGGAAGTGCTCCACGAGATTGCGCGTCACCCCGAGCGGCCGGCCCTTGCGACCGTGTCAGGCTTGGGTATTGTGCTCCGTCCACGTGAGTTCCAGCGCATCACTCTCCATCGTGCAGGCAACGGTCAGCTGGCCGACGCACTCGACGCCAACGGGATGGTGTTCTCGAGAGGAGAGGCGGAGTCCCCCTGGGAGACCACTCCGGAGTTCATCCCAGAGCTTCTCCGGGTGCTTGCCCCGTTCTTGGCGCGTCGTTCCGCGCTGCACGAGCCACTCACTTCCCGAGTCCTCATCGCGTACTCCGGGGGGGATTCCGTGCCCTACAAATCGGGTGTGGCCTCTTCCTATCTTTTCGAGCCGCTCAGTAAGATGGGCTCCAGGTACTCGGAGTACCGACAGTCCATCATGCAACAACTCCCGCACGCCCCCCACCTGCTCTCCGAAGTCGATGTCGGGCCTGTTGCGCAAAAGTTGGGGTCTGCCCCTCTCCACGAGCTGTTCTCGCCGCTGACTGTCGAGTATCTTCAGTCAGCATTCTGGGAAGAGGCACCCCTCGACCCCACAACCACTCGGGCGAAAGCCGGCGCGTAGGAGAGGGGCACCTCCCCGAAGACCGCGCGGAAACTTGAAAGAAGAAAAACCATGTCCCTCTCCGATCTCTTCGCTGCGTACGCCACCGAAACCCAGGACGAGGCCGCGCTCGAGAAGCAGGCCCAAGAAGAGCTCTACGTGAAGATCGCGTCGGAGTACTGCGCCGCCAACGGCGTCGACTTCGACAACCTCTCGCAGGAGCAACACGGCATGCTCTGGGACGCCATCTTCACCTCCGAGAAGTCCGCCGAGGACGAGGAGAAGAAGGACGACAAGAAGGAAGAGTCGAAGTCCGAGAAGAAGGACGACGACGAGGAGAAGGCGAAGGAGGAGTTCGCCAAGGAGAAGCAGGCGGCCGACTCGTACGCCATGTCGGAGGCCCTCGGCCGTTCGATGGCCCGCGCCTTCGACGAGGAGCTCCAGAAGATCGCTTCGGAGCGTGCGCAGGAGGAGGCCAAGAAGGAGGCTTCGGCCCGTCAGTCGACGCTTCGCCGCGTCGAGGCCCCGATCTCGGCGATCGACAAGGTCGCGGCCCAGGCGGCGGTCAAGATCGCGTACGAACAGGGCGGGTACGACCCGGAGGACACCGGGCGTCGCCTCGTCGCGCTCCTGACCCTCGGCGCGCCGGAGACGGCGAAGCTCGCCTCGGGCACCTACGAGGAGCGCGTCCAGGCGCGCGCGCTCGAGCTCCTCGTGGCGGCCGGCTACCGCTGACTCACCTGAAGGGGGCCTTCGGGCCCCCTTCCCCTCCCTCTCCATCCCAGTTTCTTTCGGCGGGGTTCCGCCACCATCCTCCGAGGCCATGATGAACTACCAAGCCCGCCGTTTGACCCAGGACCTCGTCGCCGCGGCCCTCGAGTCGTCCGCTCACCACGAGAAGCTCGCCGCGGAGTCCCGACGTCTGGCGGGGACCGAGAAAGTGGCGTCGGAGTCGCAGCCGATGGACGACTCGTACTCTACCGAGCTCGTCGAAAAGCTCGCCTCCGCCGTGGAAGAGATCCTTCCCGAAGTCGAGCTCAAAGAGGCCGGAGCCCTCGAGAGCATCGGTGACACGGTGGCCCGGGGTGCGACGCGTGCGGCCGACTTCGCCTCGAAGCACAACACCGGCGCGGGTGCGGCCATCGCGCGGAACCTCCAGAAGGTACAGGGCGTCGACAACCGTACCCTCGGCAAAGCGGCGCTCGGCGTTGCCGGTGTCGGAGCCGCGGGTGTGGGCGCGGGCATGGCGGCGCACAAGGCGATGGGCAGCAACGAGAAGAAGGCGGCGGAAGACGACGCCAAGGTCGCGCTCCTGCTCGACGCGGGGCTCAAGGGCGTCGCCGACAAGGTGCGTAGTGGGGCCGGCAAGGCGGGGGACAAAGTCAAGTCGGGCCTCAAGCGTGGCAAGGAGCTCCTCACCGGGTCCAAAGCGGACCACCTCTCGGATAGTATGCGGCAGTCCTACGCCAACTGGCTGCGTACGCCGCGGCGGTCCGGGGAGTCTGATCTGGTGGCGGATCAGGTCATCGACAAGGGTATGGCGTGGGGCAAAGAAAAAGCCAAAGTCTACGCTACGCGTGGTGCGGCGGGTGTGGGTGTGGGCGCTGCCGCGCTCGGCGCCCACAAAGCCATGAAGAGCAAGGGCGGAGACGAAAAGAAAGAAGCCAGCGTCGATCCCGAGAAGCTCGCGGGCGCGGTCGAGAAGATCAAGTCTGGCCTCAAGCGCGGCAAGGAGCTCCTCTCCGGGTCGAAGCTCGACGCGCTGAAGGCACGAGCCGCCGACCCTGTCCGAAAGATCGAAAGCGAAATCACCGGGTTCGACCCGATGAAGCGCATCTCGAAGGAGCACAAGAAGGTCGTCGGTGCGCGCGCGGCGGCCGGCGTCGGTGCGGCGGCCACGACGGCGGGTGCGGGGCTCGCGGCTCACAAGGCCATGAGCAACGAGAAGAAGGCCGCGTTGTCGCCGAAAGAGGTGGCTTACGCCCATCTCCTGCTCAACCCCGTTTCTGGCTCTGGCATTGGCGCGTTCAAGGCCCTTCACGAGAACCAGGAGGGGGCGAGTGAGGCCGAGGCCGCGCAAATGGGGAAGGAGCAGGGTAGCCAGGCCGGTCGACGGGCGGGGCTTGCTCTCGGTGCAATTTCGGGTGGCCTCAGTGGCGCCCTGAGTGGGGCGTGGGGGGCTGCTGGCCAGGGCACGTCGCTTGCGGGTGGCGCGTTGCGGGGCGGACTGTTGGGTGGTGGGGTAAGTGGTGGACTCGGGTACGCTTTCGGGCACTTGGGCGGCGGTCTTGGCGGCGAGCATGTCGCGCGTTCCAAGTACCGTGCAAACCAAACGAAGGAAGCCGGCCTCGCCACCTTCCTCTCCAGCAAGCGAGCGTCGCTCGTGGAGATGGCGGAGGGCAAGTCCTTCCAGCAGTCGCCTCCGAGCAGCAACCCGCAGCCCACGGTCACGGATGTCGACCAGAAGCCGACGAACGCTTCGGGCAACCACCTCCCGACCAACGAGAGCGCGGTGCAGTTCTCGAACCGCAAGACTCTTCCCGAACGACGTGCGTCGATGCGAAACTACTTCTCGCAGCCGATGAACGACCAACACGACGTCCCCGAGTTCTCGCACAAGACGGCGTCCGCGTCGGACGAGGCTCGCGCGCTTCTCAGCCAACTCGCGGAAGGTAAGTGATCATGCCCACGAAAATCAGCCAGGCTGCCGTCCAGGCCACGCTGCGGGAAGTCCCCGTGGCCCTTCGCAAGGTCGCGTCCGAACGCGACTTCTGGAAGGAGAAGGCGCTGGCCATGATGGCGGAAGACGAGGTCCAGAAGGTGGCCTCGGAGATCCGTGACCGCGGGCTCGATAGCGGGCGTGACCCGGACGAGCTCTTGGAGGACCTCCGCAAGGCGGCCTCCCAGAACAAGCTCGCGACGATCCGAGAGGGTCTGTCGTGGGTGGGCCCGAACATGGGCGAGAAGATCGCGTCCCTGGGTGACCGCCCCGGGAAGGGAACGACCACGATGGAGCGACTCGAAGCGGCCATCTTGGAGTGATGCAGCACCTGTAGGCGTAGCGTCGCTCCGCCGATTCAAAATCTCGAAGGAGTTTCTCAATGTCCACCACCGCTCAGCGCCCGAACTTCGACATCAAGTCGGACCTCTTCATGGTTCAGACCCGCGACTACCCCCTCGCGGACACCACCCTTCTCGACCCGCGCCTTTCGACGTGCCTCGTCGACGGGGAGTGGGTGCGGCTCACCGACGCGCGACTTCTCGTCCGCGCCACCAACGTCGCGTCGGCGGGTGACCCGGCGACGGTGAAGTCGTTCCCGCTCTGGAACGAGCCCGGACGTTCGGACACGCAGGCGATTCGCAAGATGACGGGCATCCGCTTCGGCTCGTGGGAGGCGGACACCCGCATCTTCGACGCGGCGGCGGTCGTCGGTGGTGGTGCGGCCATCACGGCGATGGACCAGCCCCTCAAGGTCGCGACCATCACCCTCGGTGGACGCAACTACTCGGGCCTCGTCGGCGCTGGCGCGTCGGACATCATCGTCGCCCGCGTCAGCAAGCTCCCGGCGAACAACGGGGGCCGTCTCGGAATCGTGGCCGTCGCACCCTGATCGGTTCGCGGCGTCGTAGCAAATCGATCAGCAAGGAGAATCCAATCATGACTGCCATCCCCGTCACTTCCCTCAACCAGGCCTTCATCCAGAAGGTCGCGACCCAAGAGGGACGCGAGAAGATCGCCGCCACGACGGACGACTTCATCCGCGACCGTCTCCGCGAAAGCGCGTTCGTCCGTCAGATCCTCGACGTCGAGGACGTCAAGCCGGGCGATCCCGGGGTGCAGGTCAGCCTCACCCAGGACACGATCTACAAGGTCGTGGAAGTCGAGCCCCGGACCCGCGCGCTCGCGATGAGCTTCCGCGGTCAGCCGGAGATCAACTACATCTCGGCGCCCCGTCTCGCCGTCGGCTTCTTCAAGATCTCCTCGGAGAACATCCAGAAGAGCGAAGAGGAGCTCATGGCCTACCGGTACCCGATCACCAAGATCTTCGAGGACCAGAGCCTCAAGGATCTCCAGGACATCGAGGACCGTGAGTTCTGCATCCACCAGGAAGCGGCCGTCCAGGCCTACCAGGCGGAAGCGAACGGCGGGTCGGTCGTCGCGCTCACCTCCACGGCGGTTCGCGCGAACTCGGTCGTCCAGTACTCCGTCTTCAAGTCGGACATGGCGCTCGCCCAGACGGTCGACAACGCGGTCGCGATGCCCATCCAGCGCCAGGACATCCCGAAGCTGAAGCGCGCGATCCTCAGCCGCCGCCTCTCGTACGAGTGCATGCTCATCACGGAGTCGGACCTCACGTCGACCGACACCTGGACCATCCAGGACCTCGGCCTCCAGCTCACCTCGGACACCGCGATCGAGGGCTGGAAGCAGAACAAGCTCCTCGGCGTCCGCCTCGTCCGCACCATCAAGACGGACATCCTGCGCAACGGCAACGTGTACCTCTACACGGCGCCGAAGTTCTTCGGGAAGATGTTCATCCTGAACCAGCCCAAGTTCTGGATCGACAAGAAGTACAACATCATCTCGTTCCAGGTCTGGGAGAACATCGGCATGGTGCTCGCGAACATCGCCAGCATCGTGAAGCTCGAGACGTACTCGGGCGACGCCACGACGGTGAACACCAACGGCATCCTCGCCAGCGTCACGCCGGTGCCCGAGGCGTCCATCGGTGCGCTCAACAACCGGGTCGCGCAGGGGCTCAACTTCCCCTCGATCCAGCTGTACTGACCCGCCCTTCGGGTCCAACGCACGGCGGGCGAGCTACTTCGGTAGTTCGCCCGTTCGTTTTCTCCCACCCATTTCCTGGTAGAGTACCCACATGACCGACGAGCTCACGACCCAAGAGTCCCCCGCAGTTCAACCCGACCCGCTCGACCAAGCGACGGTGACCGTCGAGAACGTGTCCCACCTCCCCTACGGAGGCCGCACGCGGGAGACCAACTTCCACTTCCCGCCGACGCAGGTGCGCTGCGTCCCGGGGCGATCGGTCGCCGTCCCGTTCTCGGCGTTCCGCGCCCATCATGCCCTCTTCGCCAACTTGGTGCGGGAGGGCTACGTGCGCCTCTCGGGGAGCTCCGAGGTCCTGACCGCGGCCCAAGGGCTGCTCGAGCAGGACAACGTCGAGGCGGCGGCTCCCGTGGTGGTGGACCCGCCCGAGCCCAACTTCCCGATGGATTCCGCTGCACGGGACATGACCCCCACCTGGGACAAGGTGACGCTGCAGGACCCCGCGCAGCCCGAGCCTCCTGCGGACTTCACCATGCCCGTGGCGCCGCCCCCGGCTTCGCATGACGCGGGAGACACCGCGGCGGAGGATGCCTCGCCCGAGCCTCCTCCTCCTGCGCCTCCGGCAACGGAAGGTGACGACGAGTCGTTGGTCGGGATGTTCCCGGACAAGGGCGTGGACGCCGCCCCGGCGGAGGACACTGCGCCCGAGACGCCCCTGGCGAAGAAGAAGGGCAAGAAATGAGCAAGCAGATCCGACTTTTCTGCCTCACGGACGTGGCAAGCCCCACGTCGACGGAGCGCGGGTTTGTCGGGATTCCCGTGACGGTCGGGCGCTACATCCTGGCGCCCGGCCAAGAGCTGGTGGTCCCGGACGACGAGCTCCTTCAGCGGCAGCTCCCCGATCTCGTGGCGGCTGACGCTGTGGCGGTCGGAAGCCAGCCAGCCTGGTATCGTGTGGCGAAGGAACGTAAGAAGGCGAAGGGCTGATCATGTCGGACGGGCTCGAGGGTATTCCCGGCATCACCCCCACCACACGGGCGTTCGTTGCGTTGGTTCGGGAGTTCACTCGGGACTACCCCGAGCTCAACCGCTTGGTCGCCGGCACGGAGTCCAGTAACCGGCAGATCTTGTGGGCGATCTTGGATGCCCTGTCTGACTTCAACGGGACGCCGCCCCTCATCAAGAAGATGACCCTCGAGGACCTACTGGCGCAAGGGCACCAGTACCTTCTCCTACGGATGGTCACCTGCTCGCTCATCGAAAGTGTCGGGTTGCTGCAGACCCGAAACCACATCGACTACAGCAACGGCGGGTTTTCGGTGGGAGTGAACAACAAGACGCCGATGCTTCAGAGCTGGCTTCAGCTCTTTCGTCAGATCACCGAGCAGCGAAAGGTAGCTGTGAAAGTGTCCATGAACATCAGCCAGCTTCTCGACGCCTCGCACGCAGGCGTGTACACCGAGCTCTGGGCTGTGAACCAAAGCTACTTCCTCTTCTGAGGGCCACACCATGCCGAAGATCTCCATCAAGAAGTTTGCCGCCCAAGAGGACGCCGAGACGTTCCTGAACGGCGGCGTGGTCATCGCGTGCCCCTCGCTGGGCGCGCTCGTGTATGGGCTAGTCGGGAAGACGCTCATCTTCACCCAGCCTTCGAGCGTGACCGTAACCTTCACCAGCTCCGAACCCAACGGCGCGATGACCATGAAGCAGGTCCTGGAACAGATCGCATCGGCCATCCCGGCGTTGGCGTTGTCCATGCGCGGGGCCACCCTCCATCTCGTCGAAAAGAACCCGACCAATGGAGTCACGGTGTCCCACACCTCAACGGCGGCGGAGTTCTTTGGCCTCAGCACGGCAACGGTCTCCGACGGTACGATCTTTCCGCCGGCGACTGCCACCCCCTCCGCCCCGTGCCTGCTCCAAATCCTGGGCGACGGTAGCGGTG